TCGTCACCTTGATCTTGCCTTGGAATTCACCTGGAAGCTTCTTGATCTCTGGGTTAAAGTCAGAGTCAACTGCTTCGTGAGTATCACGCCAGTAGTCCGAGAAGTCTTCGAACCCGTGATACACCTTCTGCCAGAGAACTCGGGTGTTACTCATCTTCTTCCTCTTCGTCGTCAACAGGCATATCGTCGTCGGAAAGATCTTCGTCTTCATCGTCCAAGAAGTCTGAGTCATCGGCGTCGTGGAGATCATCCGTGGACACGTCGAGGTTCAAGAACTTGACGAGCTTGTCCCTGAGGAACTCGAGCTCGCTGTTCTGGTAAGCGACAAGCGCGATGCCAAGCTCAGCATCAACTTCGTTAACGATACGTTGGGCCTTCTTAAGATTAGCGTCAGACATACTCTCTCCTTATTCGTGAATGAACTTCTTGAACCCTGCAGGGACCTTGGTCATAGGTCTTGGAAACGGTTCCATGCTTTGCGAGCCATCTAGACCGATACTAGACTCAACGATCGTGTTGAGCACTTCAGCTACGTCGATGTTGCTGGAGTTCTTTGGAAAATTTACAGTGACGTATAGACCGACAGTGGTCTCATTCTCATGTCCGCCGCGATTCCAGTGGCTATACACATTGAGCTTATAAGGAATGCAGTCAAAACCTTGGTAGTGCCATTGAAGAGTCTTGTTGATAGCGTTAGCAAGGCGCTTCTTCTTCATGTAGTTCTCGGATACTCCGTGAGCCATGCTGTAGAAGTAGCTCAAGATCTGCTCAGTCGTGTGCCCAGAAACCTTTTGAATAAGGTACATGAGGTTAGAATCAACTGAAAAGGTCTTGAATGTGAACTGCTTAGCCATCTTCATCCTCGTCTTTGAACTGTTCTTGCGGAGAAGTGTAACCTCTACCCGCACCATATGGATCATCGAATAAACGCTTTCCGTTCAAATCCATATAAGATCGGGTCATCCAAACAGAGGGAGCAAGGTCATCGATGACCCACTTAGGTTTGGTCTTAACCTCGTCCACGAGGTTCTCAATGCCTAGAGTTTTGCATACAGCTTCCGCCCAAGCGAATCCGCCCTGGGACCAGACGACAACGTAGTGACCACGAGCTTTGAACTGACGCATCAGCTCAATATGTTTCTTGTGTGGGACTAGCTGAACGTTATGTCCCCAGTTATCAAAGGTGATAACCTGGTCATTGAACTCTGCTGGCCAACTCCACATTACAAGGGTATCGTCCACATCGAAACAAACTACGTTGTCGTTCTGGGTTACTTTCATAAAGGTTTAAAGCAGTCTACATTATAGGTCTGCCATTCTCCATCGTCGTTAAAGATTAAGAAGTTAACTTGAGTGGAGATTGAGCCAAACCCGATGTTTCCTTCGCCTCTTACTTCGGAGACAGGATATCCGGTATACTCTTTGCCTTCGGTCAAACCTTCGATTGGGCGCTTAGGTTTAGCTCCCATTCCAAGGAAACCGCTAGTGGCATCGTAATATGCATCAACACAGATTAACTTCGTCATGTTAATATCTCTTTGATAATGTTGTCTTCCACGTTCTCATCGCAGGCAACGATCTTATAGTTCACTGGATATTCGTCCAAGAACTTCTTGATTCGGATATCATACTCTTTTGCTGTCGCTTCATCTTGGTTGCGACCCGAAGGGTTGTAGTCCTTGGTCCTGACCAGGAAGAAGTGATCAACCTTGTAGCCTAAGTCCTTGCAGATAGCGTGATGTTGTTTCACGATCGCCTTACAAGCACCGTGTTCGGTCTCATACTTGTCGTAGATATTCCCGTAGAACGTGGTCAAAGCTAGCGGAGAGTCAGTGATGATGAAATCCAAGTTGTTTCTCATGTAGATCACTTCCTTGCGGGCTTGCTTGGCAGTGATATAGATTTGATCTCCCGGAACTACTTCTCGCTTCTCCCAAACCCAATCCTTGATGTACTCACGGTTCATCTCGACGTTAAACTTCTGTTGTTTCAACTTACTGAACAAGCCAGCGCAGGTCGTACTCTTGCCGGTTCCAGGACCACCCCATAAACACACTATCTTCTTCATTAGTTGCCTCTGAGCTTTACAGGAGCAGATTTCTTGGTCTTGAAGGCGTCTTCGGTCTCTTGCGAGGTCACGATGTCATACTGAGCAAGGTCGATCTTAGGGAAGCCTAGGAAGCCAGCGATGACATTACCTGGGAACTGCTTCAGCTCAATCTCATACACTCGCTTCTTGTCAAGCAAGCTCTTCTGGTCAGCTTCAAAACTGTTGCGACCAGACTCGATGATCTGCTGAATCTTTGCATAGAGGCTGGAGTCAAGGTTTGGGTTCTGTTCCTTCAAGAACTGGAACACCGCTTTGCTTCCCTCTGCGCCGTAACGACCAGAGATTGCAGCCTGATAAACCTCTTTGAGGTCGTTCTTGTACATCTCGGGAACTTGAGCAACTTCCTGCAACTTCTTGATATAGTTGTCGTAGTTGTTTTGATTCTGCTTGTATTGAGCAACGATGCCTTGTTCCAACTGAACGAGGTTGTTGTTGATGCCGATGACTGAGCTGATGCCAACGGCACCAAACAGGCCAGCGACCACAAGTAGGCCGAGAGCGATCTTAGTTCCAGTACCCATTAGTATCTCCTTCTCCGATAATTGTAAGAGTCTTCGTATTCCTCGTTGTACACGTCCTGTTTATAAAAGAAGATCCCAAGCCCAACGCTAAGCAAGAGACCGAAAACCATTGAGAAAATCCATTGTCCAGTTGTAGGTTTGATTAAACCACTGAGATACTCGAAGTCCTTCATAGGCTTGCGCTCGTAGAAGGCACCGACAGAATTACTCAAGGCTCGAATAATCGGGTCACGATCTAGGGTTCCTACTGAGTTCACTTGATCCCTCAGAGATACCTGGAACATCTTATTGTCGGTCCAAGCCATTACCTGTGTCCACTGAATCTTGTTAGCTTCGTCAACAGATATAACAAGCACTACGTCGTTCTTCTTTCCACCGATCCAAGACTGTTCTAAGGCGTAGTAATAGTCCTCAGGTGCGTTCTTTACAGCGACTACAACGATGTTGACTTGTTTTCTGGCTCCGAGAGTTGCGTTGAGCTCGGAGAGGTCAGCATTCCAAAGCTTAGCATCGTTAAGTGTAAGTCCAACAGATACAAGGCGATTAAGTCGATAGTAGTCATAGATACCTCCTGGGTAACTTGGAATAGATTTAGCATACTTCTCTTCAAGTCCTTGGTGCCTGAACAAGGTATCCGGACTCCCTTTAATATAGTTCGTGTAGCTATGCAACGCAGAGACCGGTTCTCCGATGATCACTGCGGTCCAACGAGGCGGCTGAACCAAGCCTTGGCGATCTACCGTGTCGATACCGATAGTGTGACCAATGCTGGTGTGAACATCCCAGTCTACGTCATAGCTATGTTCATAGCAGGTCTGGCAGATTGTCGTACAGCTCTGATTACCTTTGCTGTCTGAAGAACAACTTTGATAGCAGTTACACTGATATGAATGTCTGCAACTAACCTCGTCACGAACCTTGTTCGTGACCCTACCATTCAAGATCTCAATATCGTGAGTATTCTGACAAGACACACCATAAGCAATGATGGTCATAAGAACGAGCTGCACACCCATCTGAGTGAGAAACTCCTTCAGAGTGACCTTCTTGCCACCTAGGATTAGGAATCCTAGTGCGACAAGAGTTGGAATGATGAGCATCGTTAAAAGAACCATTACTCTTTCACCATACATTGGCTAAGCGCAATTTCAGCATCGCGCTTCGTGTTATAACACCAACTGTTTCGCGATATTCTTCTTAAGACTATCTTGAGACTCTCAGCATCTACAATGTGTGGTCGATGAAACTTATCGCAGTCATCGCGATAAATTTGAATGACGCTTCTTGAAGTCTTAAGCTCTTGCTTTACTGCTTCAAGTTCCACCTTTAACCTATCAACTTCGGTTTGTAATTGCTTCTCAAGATCGCTCATTACTTCCTCTTTGTAGCTTGATCAGGAATCTTAACCGTTTCTCCCAGTCGTTTCAGCGGGTGATCTTCAGTTCCACCCTTCGAGATGATGAACAACGTTTGTGGCCATTTCTCACCGGGGCGCATCCAGGATTCGACTGGGACGTCTCCGTAGCAACCGTCAGTGATGACGATGCTGAGATCGGCTTTCGTCTTGAGGATGTTCTGCATCACAGGAAGGAGATCTGTGCCTCCGCTTTGGATGTCTTCGCGCTTGATGCGAGCTCCAAGCTTGTAGTCCTCGTCCTTATAGAGGGCAGTATGGAAGAAGCCCAGCTTACACTTACGAGCACCAACTCGCAAGAACTGATCCACAACTTCCAAGAACTCGTTCGCTTCCTCAATAGAGATGGAGCCAGACGTGTCGATGTAGTTGTGAAGTTTAGGCAAGTCACCAACCTTAGTACCAGGTGCTTTGTTGCCGAAGCGCTTAGACTTACGGGTCCAAGTCTTCTTACGATCATGCCCTGCAGCGTGACGCTTCATGGCGGCCATGATGAGAGCTTTGTAGTTCAACTCTGCACGACGAGCCTTAAGATCCTCAAGAAGTTCCTTAACGTGGTCAGGTAGAGAGCTATAGTCGAGACGTGCTTTAACCATGGCGCGCTTAACAAGTTCCTCAGTGGCGTCAAGCATATCCTTCTCTTCAGATGCTCCATCCCACATATGTTCATCGAGAGTCTGAGGAAGGTCGCCAGTATCAGCTCCGCCACCAGCGTTGCCTTGGCCATCGCCTTCAGACTCATCGTCATCTGGATCTTCGAAGCGCTGTAGAAGCTTCTCGTAGTAATACTCCATGGTCTGCTGAGTCTGCCAAGGAATCTTCTTGCCAGTCTTCTCGTCGGTATCAGAGTAGTCTTCAACAAAGATGCCGTATCCTGGGCAGAGTTCGTTACCACAGGGCTTACCAGAGTCGCGTGGAGGACATTGCTGACAACCTTGAGGAAGGTTCTTAATATACTGATTGATCGCCATGTCAGCGCCGATGTTCATCAACATGCGCTTACGAGGTGAGATCTTAAGGAAGGGAACACGTAGAGGGTGTTTGTGAGTGATATGACTCAGCTCATGAAGAAGAACTGCCTTCTGTTGCAGAAGGTCCAACTTTTTACAAAAGAAATAAGGGTTGATCAACATATCCCAACGCTTGGCATCGGTGTTGAACATGATGCCTGCAGTTGGAATCTGGTGACCGTATGAGATGGTCAAGCACTGAAGAACTGAACCCAGGAATGGGTGGGTCTTGGAGCACTCGTAGATGGCCGATGCGAGGCATCGCGTTTTCAGGGCCACATCTACATGCTCTTTGTCGAGCAACTCTTTAGTAAGCTTGGGACGAACTCTTGACGACATAATATCTCCCTCCGTTGGAGGATTATAAATTCAGATTAAAAGATAAGGTAAACCCGGAGCGGGGAGGAAATCCGCTCCGGGTCTCACTAGGGCTTTTTACTTCTTGGCTGCAGCAGCTGCTGCATCTTTGTCCACACCAGTCGCCCGAGCAAGCTTCAAGTTCGCTTTCAGCACATTGATGAGGTCAGGGTGACGCTTCACAAAGTCGTTGAAGAAGTCGCTCATCTTGCCCTTGGTAACCTTGAATCCGCAACCCTTGAGGAGTTGGACGGCCAAGTCGGCAGGGATAATCTTAGCGACTGCCGCCATCGTATCTTCGTCGATCTGGTCAGCTTTGCAATCTTTCTTAGCTCCGCCATACGCCTTGATGATCGACTCGATCGATGCTGCAATCATGTCGCCCTTGTACGTATCTGGCTGAGAGTGTTCCTTCAACTTCGCCATGGCTGCCTTCTGGTCCTTGATGAGATCAGCAGCAGTTACAGGCGCTTGGTCGTAGCAATACTTGTGGTATTCGTTACCGATGTCTTTGCCAAGAATGCTGTTAACAACGATGCGATGCAGGTTGCGGTTCTTACGAACTCCCGCAGACTCGGCAGCGTTCACCTTGGACCAGGTACGTGGCGAGATGTACTTGCCACCCTGACCAAGCTCCTTGGAGGTCTTGTAGATCCAAATACCATCGCCGACGAAGCGCTGAACAGACTCGTTCCAACCCCTCTGGTCCATGAAATCAAGGAAGGAGAGGGCGTCGTACTCAACTTCGAACTCTTCGAAACGATCTTTGAGAGCCGTATCCATCGTGTTGACGTCATACTCAGACGAGTCAGGGTTAATACAAGCAGCGATGACCCAACCTTCGGGGAGGGTATACTTATGGATCTTGCGATCCGTCAGGAGCTGCATCAAGCAGTTCATCATGCCGGTCGTTGCGCGGTTTGGCTCTTCAAGAAGGAGCAAGCCTTCGGAAGCCATCTCGCGAGGAAGGAAGTCAGGTTGATAATGGCTGGTGATCTTTGCGCCAGAGCCATCAACTTCAGTCTCAGGAAGACCGATAAGATCGGGAGCTTCCATATAAGCGATACGAAGATCGATGAAGCCGAAGTTAGGGTTGCGCTCGCGCTGCTTCTTAACCCATTGCTGAACAATCTGAGACTTACCCAGACCTGCTTCACCAGTGAAAAGAGGTGTAAAGACTTCCCCGATCTTGCGGGCTTCGAGCGCGGTATCCATGATAGTCGTAATGTGGGACGGTTTCATTTCTGTATTTCCTCCAGTTAATGATTTCGGACGTTTCCGTTTAGATTCGGGATACTCAGTGAAGTGCCCTTGAGGACGGCTCCCCAATACTTGCAATGCTTCTCATCTTTTCGAACAGAATCTGACTTAGTTCTGACCTAGCCGCATAGACCTCTTCAGACTTCTTATCGCCTTCAATAGCGCAGTTCAGTGACATCTGCTTGAACACGTCTCTCGAAAAACTAAGGATCTGAACTAGGGAGAAGACTTCATTATTTGACATTATAAACGTTAGCTCTCCTTGTTGAACTACTGGCAGTACCTTCTCAGGCTCAACTGTCTTCAGAATCTTCTTCGTCGTCGCCTTCTTCTTTGTTGCCATTCATCACCCCATCAACATATTTTTTACGAAGCTCTTCCGGTAGCGCCGAAAGATCCATCGCAGCCTTACTCTTCTTCGGTTTCTTTGGCTTATGTTCGCCGTAGAAAAGATCCGCTTCGCCAAGGGACAGGAACACAGCCGGTCCACCTGCCGTAGTCGATCTTATACTTTCCGGCTTAGTCGTGGGTTCAGGTGTAGCGACTCGAGTGATCTTTCCCCCTCGCGCTAGAAACTCTGCAATTGTCTCAGTCTTTTTCATATTGCTCCATAGATTCAGATTTATAACAGCTTGGTTTTCTTGACGTATGGGGTCACTTCAATAGAATCGATGGTGTGAAATCCATACTCGTTGAACGGTAAGAGGTTCTCAAAAATCTCAAACACAGCTTGCGGAAAGTCATAAAGTTCCTGAGGGTGCTTCTCACCGAGATCGCCACGACAGCATTCGCCATAGGGATAGTTGTGGTGATGATCCCATGTCAAGGAATTAGCGCCGCGGGTCTTAGCTGTATATGGTTGAAACTTGGAGATTGCCTTGATTAAGGGCTTGATGAGCTCGAGATCAGACTCCGATATCTTAGAGACCTGGGTAGCATAGTCGGCGTCGTTGGTGTCGACAGTGATGGTGATCTCAAAAACGCTTTGTTTCGGCATTGAATCTTCCCCTCGTGTAAGGGTCTAGATTCAGGAATCAGTCTTTGAGTATATGTTTATCGAGAGTATCTGGGAAGACAGATGAGAGTTTGGAGAGGTAATTCATGTTTGCTGCTCTGACATCTCTCTCTTTGATAAGAGCGATGAGCTTCTTGAACTTGCGGTAGTGAGCGCGGAAGTACATGAACGGACGTTTGGATTGAACAGTTTGGTCAGCTTTAGCACCATCTAAGTGAGTAGGTGCCCTGAGGAACAGGAAGCACTGAAGTTCACCTAAGTTGGGATTGTACATAACTATGACTGCATGGTTGTTATTTGGGTCATCCACAACGTTTGAGTCATAGCTTCCTAGTTGAACTCTAGGTTTCCAGGTCACCATAGGGCCGCTATAGCTGCTACTATCAGGCATTTTTAAGTCGAACGACTCAGGTGACTTCTCAAAGTTAGCCAATAGGCGCTCAATTGTAAGCTCTACGAGTTCGTGCTTATCCATGAAGCCCTCTGTTGGTATAATGGAAGTACTAGGATACTCATCTTAGTATTCTACCAATTAGGGGACTTAATGGCTGTTCAAGGCGACCTCATCGACAATCTTATATACGGGATCGACTTGAAGAATCGTAGGCTCTACTTTGGAGTTGGCCTCGATTGGACCGAGGAGAACCCGGGAGACTTCTCTCAAGCTTCTATCGAGCTTGCCATCAGAGCATTGCATAAAATGTCCTCTGACGCGCCCGGGAAGCCTATAGAGATACATATGAACAGCTATGGCGGTGATCCATATGCCATGCTTCGTCTATACGATGAGATCTTAGCTTGCCCATGTCAGATAAAGTTCTATGGCGGCGGAGCTATCATGAGCTCTGCAACCTGGATTATGGCTGTCTGTGACGAGCGTTGGCTCCACCAGAATGCGACCGTAATGGTCCACGATGGATCAGAGGGCTATGATGGGAAGCACACCGACGTTCAGATTACTGCCGCAGAGAACAAGCGACTACAGGATAAGCTGTACGACATCTATGAGGCCAACTCACGTATGCCTAAGAGCTTCTGGGAAGACGTATGTCAGCGTGATCTCTATCTGACGGCCAGTGAAGCAGTGTCATTAGGTCTTGCAGATAAGATTGTTGAACCTAAGAAGCGCGGTAATCTCCGCAAGATGCGTCAAGCAGCCCTCAAGAAGGCTCCCGAAACCGGGGAGCTACGTAAGTTGGTTAATAGTCTATACGCTCGTATTAACAAAGTCACAGTTCCTAAGATTGAGCTCAACGATATTCAACCTGAGCCTAAGGATCCACATGTAGTTGTGGACGACAAACCCGCAGAAACAGAAACGCCCCAACCAGCAAAGCCAGTCGAGGCGTCTCAAGATCCAATCAAACAATGATTATTCGGTAACTAGCTCTTTCTTAGTCTTACTGAAAACCTTTACTCCAGTCTGACAGTAGTAAGCACTACCGTTACAGTCTTCGAAGGTGATGCCACATTCGTGCATCGCACCTTCGTCTGAGCAAGACACAGCTGTCTTCTCAGTGTTGGAGGTGAAGTAATAAGTTGTTACATCACGGTATTCAGGTTCCGGCGGAGCTGCCGGCTCTTCCGGCTTAGCAGCTTCTTGCTCTCTAAGAGCTGCTGCTTCTCTCTCGTGTTGCTCTTTTAGCTGACGAGATTCTTCCATCTCTTGACGCTCTCGGCGAGCCTGTCTAGCTTGCTCTTCAGCTTGTTCAGAGCTAGTACAGGCTGCCAAGGTAAGCATCATCAGGACTAAGAGTTTTCTCATTGGTCCTTCTTGTTCACTTCTTTGAAAAGAGCCAGAGCGATCGATCCGAGGAACAATGCTCCGGAAAGAACTAGAACTGCTAAGGCAATATCAATCAATAACGGCATACGTATCTCCTTTGTTTAAAATGTGCCCCTGGGGACTTACACCCCTTTTTCCGCGAGGCCCACAGAACGCACAAGGGAAAGGTTGCGATCCTTTACTTACCCAGTGCAATTTCTATTACTCATCTTTCGAGGACTTGTCTTTGCGAGCCATCTTGTCGCTGATTCGCATCAGAGACTCAAGGCCAACGGCTTCGAAAGGGTCAGCAGCACCCTTACCGTTACCGCCTCCACCGATCACCATCATACTTGGGAATTGTACCTTGGCGAGCTCTGCAGCAACGCCGATGGCAGTTTCCTTGTTGATGGTAGCTTTCTCGAGAGGAGTAAGACCGGCTTGAACCTTCAAGCGGTTAACTTCAGCGAGAGCTTTACCAGTGGTAACCTGAGCTGCGGCGTCTTGCTCAGCCTGCTTACGACGAAGCTGAGACACTTCGAACTCCTTCTGAGCGATAGTGACTTCCTTAATCTTCTCGACGTCCTGGTTGGCTTTCTCAGTGGCGATACGAGCGTTACCTTGCTCACGTGCAGTGATAGCATCTTGCTTAGCTTTCTCAGCGTTAGCACGAGCTACAACCTTCTGCTGCTCAGCTTCCTTCTTCTTAGCGATCAAAGCATCAATAGTCTGATCATAGTTGATGTCTTTAATGGTGAACTGAATCACTTCAATACCATACTGGTGAAAAGGGGACAGCTTACGAACGATAGGTTGACCCTTAGCGTCTAGCTTGACTTTAACGTCTCGTTCGATGAACTGGTTCCCATCCGCGTCAGCATCCTTATATTCCTTAGATTCCGTCTCAAAGAGACCTTGCTTGACCTGTTCTTCTGCGAGTGCAGCGAACTCGGACCTGCGAGTGGTGTAGGATTCTTCAGCTTTCATCAAGTTAGCAGTCTGCATGACAGCTTCAGCAACAACCTGACGAATCAAGTCATGGCGAACTGCAGCATAGCTCTTGTAATCTTGGTGCAAACGGAGCTGAGCTGTATCAATAGTAGGGAGACGATACTTGATGGAGCCAGAGACTTCAGCAGTACCACCGTCGTTGAAGCGAACCTTGATAGGATCAGATTCGATGCCGCGATCGCCTTCCTTCTCATTGGCCGAGAAGTAATGCATGTCCGACACTTGATAGGTCGTGATCGTTGCAAACAGCTTCAGATACATACCTGGGCTGTTGATCACGCTCATCGTGCCAGAACCCACAGTCTGCTTCACTTGGAAGTAACCTGCATTGTTCGTCTCAACCAACCCACGGCCGACCGTTGCCAGCAGAATGAGTCCGACCACACCGCCTACAAGCGCTGCGATCAACTTAATTTTCTTGAAATCCATCTTATCTTCTCCTTTGTTACTGTTGTAACCACTGTTTTTCATTGGATATGCCATCTATCACCTCTTAATACAAAAAGCCACCAGAGGAAATACACCTCTGATGGCAAATATTTGTTTCAGAATTATAGCGTGCCGTTACGTTTACGGGTACGCAAAGCTTTAAGAATACGACCGCGAGGGGTTTTACCAAGTTGGCTGAAACGACCTTGCCCGTCATTGATTTCAGCAGTACGATCATTCAAGAACTCTTCTAAGGCAACAACCTTGGAGGTAGGATTCATGTCGAGACGATCTTGAAGTTGATCATGGTCAATTTTATTAGTACGTGGGTCGCGGAGAGCATGACCAAGAGCGCAACATTGAACCGTTCCTTCACGATTCAAGGTTCCTTCGCACCATTGATGGTCAGGGATGCTAGAGAAGAAGTTAATGAAATAGTTCAGAGTGTAGCCTTTATGAGCCATGTTATTTTCCTTTTATTGTTTGATTGAATCAATGGTGTTTATACGAATGGAATTTTTGAAGGTAGGAATGAGCTGGTAAGGTGGTCTGATTGTTCAGGTTGCTTACCAGCTCCGTTCTAACCTATAATCTGTAGAAGCCACCTTTCAAGAACGCTAAGATAGCTGTACACCCAGCCTACGGGGCTTTCGCCGATCCGTCATTACCCTCTCGCAAAGCAAGCACTGTGGAATCCTGCAGTGGAGAGCACCTGTCAAGACATCAAGGATTTCTCCATGAGTCTGACAATCTTTTTATACTTTCTTCTGGCTTGCTTTATGGCATAGTGATAGTCTCTATAGATACCTAGCACATTACCATTGTGGTCTTGCAACTGATAAGAGTGCTTGAGGTACGAACCCAGGTCGCCATCCTCAACTCGTTCAGTTACCATCTCTACTTTATAAAGAGTTTGCCAGACGTTTTTGTCCATAAATTGGTAGACCTGCTGGGACTCGAACCCAGACCAAACACTAATCAGGTGCAGAAGAGTTTATAAATCTCTTGGGCGCAACCTACGCACAGGTCCAAGTGGTTATTATATCAGAATTAATCGCGAGAGCCAATGCCGAGACCAAGGCTCTTGGTCTTCTCAAAGGCCTTCTTGTAGCGCTTCGAGTGGTCAATCAACTCCTTGATAACGACAGGATAGCTCTTGTCGTGGAGCAGGGCGCGAACTGCAATCTCTTCCAGATGAGCGATAGAGAACTCTTCGGTGCCCTTCTCGCCGATCGAAGCTTCTTCCTCAGCAGTAAGATCGCGCTTGCTGATAAACTTCAACAGGGCGATCTTCTCTTGATGGTTAGGAGCATTGAGTTCCAGCATCAGATCGAAGCGACCTGGGCGATCTGCCAAGCTCTCGAGAAGGTTCTCAGGGTGATTGGTGGTAGCAATGATGAAGGTTGGGAGACGAAAGGTCAAGCCGACGCCGTCCAAAAGGTTCAAGAGACCAGAATCAACTGGGCTCGTTCCACGGTCGCCATCGCGCTCTCCGCCACCGATGTCTTCGATGATGAGAACAAGGCGGGTGCATTCCTTGGTGTAGTTAGACTTGCTGGTAAAGAAGCGAACAACTGAGTCAGCATCGATCTCCGACGTAGGCCAGAGGATGACAACAGTACCTGGGTCTTCTTTGCAGAACTCAGAGCAGACCTTCTCGATGGCAGAAGTCTTACCCATTCCTGGGCGAGAGAACAAGAGTACGCCACGCTTCTTAGGACGTTGCAGTTGTTCATAGATATGGAGACGACTGAAGAAGATTTGAGCTTCACCCATGATCTTCTTGGTGTTGTCCACAGAGGTAAGGAGCTCGCGCTGCTTCAGCTCAACTTTAGAGAGAACGAGACCACCAGAGGTCTCAGTGAACGTGAAGATGCCGGGATCAACTTCATACTTGCGCTCGTCTTCAGGGCGAGCATACTTCATCTGAACGATCGACTCTTCGTTCTGGAAGCATAGGTCGGACTCAGGGAGCTCAAGCTCTTGGCCCTCAACGAGATCCTTGAACTTGGTGATCTTTTTGATCGTAAACTTGCCTTCGATATTTTCAGCCATTACATTCTCCCGTTCAGTTTGCCGTTATACCCGTTAACTTTTCTGCACTTGCCGGAGTTACATCTGCGCAATTCTTTTGCAATGCTTATATGGTGGTATCCGTTGCCGTCTTCATTATCTTGTACTATATTGTCGGCATCCCACAGAGATATAGAGTGAGTATACCTACTGACCATTCGGTTATCGTTCAGCCTATTAATTCTTAAACCATCTCTGCGATCCCAATTTCCTCTACTAGGTCTATAGGATTTAGCCATGGCCAATTTCACCTCTTAAGGCATTAACCCGATAGCCAATCGATACCATGTCTTCGCGCTTGCAAACGCCTCTGTTTCGCTCTTTCTTTTGTTTTCCGTATGCAAGAACTACTTGGTTTCCATCTCCATCAAACTCGTCTCTCCAATAAGAGACAGTAGAGTTAACATGGATGTGGTGCTTCTTTTGAATATCTCTATCACCAAAAGCTATCTTGCGCAGATTCATTTGTCCACCAACTTAAACCTAGGCACGCCGCCGTCTTCGGAGTCTTCCATAACATTAGAAGTGAACTCCTTCAGAGGACGAACATAGTAAGTCCCATGGGTCTCGTTCATATAGACCACTACGGGTTTATTCGTTTCAGAATCCTGAGCGGTGAAGAGTACGATGTACATTCCACCTCTATAATGTCTGTATTTACCGGGTTTTATCACCTTTTGATTATACTTTCCGAGTCAGTTTACGGATAAAGTTCAGAAGTTTTTCAGAGTGATGTAGTGTTTCTTGGAGTTCAGTAGCTAGACCTTTATGAACCCTATCAACGAGGGCATCCTTATCCTCGTCAATGTAGTAGGGATCATAGGTGTTGTGACCACCGAAGTCTTGGTACCAAGTCTCATGGGTAGCTTCCTTGAACTCAAGAGTCTTCTTAAGCAAAGAACCAGTTTCCTTATTGTAAACCCACAGTCTTTTAGGAATACCACTCTCGTGAATCACGTAGTCTCCTGACAGTTCCTACGAACTTCTTCCAAGGTGTATTCTCGTAAGATCTTACCGTTCTCGAAGACAGGACGGAGTAGAGAACCGAAGCTCTCTCCTTTAACAGTGCTAATTGTAGGCTTACCCTTTTCAAGGCGCATGACAAGGTCCAGCTTTCCTTTCTTAGAACGCTTACCTGAATCTGTAACCGGATCTTTGAAGACCTCAACTGAGTGCCCGTCAACAGTTGCTTCACTACATTTGAAAGCGAACTTCTGCGTGTCTCTGTTAACCTGCTGAAGGAGTGCTCCACCCATTCCGAAAGCGATATTACTTGCAGAGAATCCAGCAGCAATAGCAGTCTCAAGAATGCTTCTGATTGAGTCCTCGTTAATTCCGTCTCCTTGGATGACTCTGACGCCATTTAGCACCTTGAACCCTTTCTTATTGTAGCTAGACCCAAACGAAGCGTCAAGCGCTTGGAGAGTCTTAAGCACGACGGTCGTAGGATCGCCGGAGTCTGGGCGAACAATCAGAGTTCCACCACAGCCCAAGACCTGATCCTTAAGCTTCTTGCCCCAGATGTTTGAGCAGGCATTGTAGAGGTCGTAGGAGTCAGAAACGACCGCGAAGAGCTTACCTTGCTTTCCATACTGTTCAACCATGTTCCTATAGGCATCTTCTTCACGTTCTTTGCCCCACATAGTGATCGTGCTGTGCTCAGCAGCTGGGATAGAGAAGCCAGCCATCTCACTCTTATAATGATAGTTGGCGAAGCGGATACCTGCCATCGTGTCCGAACCCATGAACTGGGTCAAGTGGGCAGCTCCACCGATGCAAGCACTCTCGTAACTACTGACACCGCGTGACCCGAAATCGTGCAGCTTGAAGCCGATCTCTGCATCTGGGTCTTCAGCGGTACGTTCAAGGAATCCGCGAATGATCTGCTTGATAGTCCAACTCTGGGTAGCAACCGTGATCGGATACCACATACGCATCAAGACCGTCTCAAGATATGAGACAACCCAGAAAAATTTAGGGTCAGTTGACTCGACCGACATAAGGACGTTTGACACCGGCACAACAGTACCTTCCGCCACAGCCTTAATTCTGACTGGAAACTTTCCTCCGTGCGCATGAAAACAGGCCACCCATCCCTCATAATTGAAAGGCTCTCCATGTAGCTTGGCGAAATCCCTAGCTTCTTCAACATCAAGAAGAGTGAAGCCTTGCTCCAATCTTTTAAGGATTGGTTGCAGGCCGAACATAACGGTGTTTCCATATTTGCCTCCACGACTCTCTAGATACGAGTACATGCTCGTGGTGTTAGGTGGGTACTGGACCCAGTGGGAAAGTTTATAGCTATCGGTATCTAGTAACAGATTATCTCTCATTAGAGACTCCTTTTGTTTTCAGTAAGCTCTCTGCCTACCTACGGTTAAATCTTGCTGAGCTCTTGCGCAACAAGATTAAATTTCTCATACTTCCTACGATGCTCTTCAATGAGCTCTTCGTAATCGTTTACATGACTTGCGTTAATTTCTTTAGTGCTACCATCTAAGAACTTTAAGGTTACATAGCTTTCATCTGGAAAGCGATTAGATGGTCTTACTGAGATAACTTTGCCCGGTTTCTGTGGCTTAAATGCTTCATATCCAAGGACGCCAAGTTTTGCTTCAATCCGCTTTGACATAGTGGGTCCTCTTCGTCTTGGAATAAAATCTTGCGTAAGGGGTCTTGAAGAAGTAGTTATACGCATCTGAATCATCTAGGTGAAGCTGAATGCCGTTCTTCAAGCAGTAGTCGGCTTTCGTTCTGTCCCAGAGGTAGTCTTCGCAGAAAACGTGGCCTCTAGAGTCAACAGTGATAGGCGTTCCTGCGGCGATGTGATGGTCCACAATCGAGAATAGATGAGTGTACGAAAGTCCGAGTGCTTCGACCTCACGCCTAGCAAGCTCAGCAGGTGGACCAGTGATAATATGCACCTCATGTCCTGCCTCGACAAGGGTCTTGGTGAGTTCTTGAAAGAACCCTGTAGCATCTGTGGCCACTCCATGAATATCAATCCCCACTTTCAACATTGGAACCTCGTTTTTCAGCAGTGGCTTCATTACGATCCACATTTAGAATTTCGTCTTCGTTTTCCCCTAGGATAAGATAATCAATCTTGCGATCTTCATGCCATTGCTTGAACTCACGCTGGATAGAACCTTGAATATAAGAAAGCTTTGTACCATCCTTAGACTCCATGTGTAAGTTCACATCGCCAGTCTTCTTGTCTTTGATAGGACGAATCTTACTAGCAGACCCACCTAGGTTGCGAACCCACTCGGGAGCCCACCAGTATTCAACACCACGCTTACTTACATAATCGCATGGTCGCCAGTTTGGAACTACAAGTTTTGGTTCATTAACTTTCTTTGTCATGTTTACCTCAAAATCGGTTAACAAAATAGCGGATGATGTGAGCATGGTCTTCAAAGAACTTATCCTCCATGCTGAGGACATCCATAAGCGGTAACCAGACAGCTGTTTCAGCATCGTCCATTCCTCGGACTTCTGGGAGTTCACCGTCAGGGAGCTTGATACAGAATGCAGTCGTGATCGTTCTCCCTCTCAGGGAGCGACCAGGATAGTCGAAAGTTCGAGAGTCAACGACATGAGACTTGAGAACTGGAACATGAACCTTGATGCCAGTCTCTTCCTTGAGCTCACGGATAGCACCATCTTCTAGACGCTCGGATTGCTTCAAGAAGCCACCGGGAAGTGCATATAAGCCCTTACCAGGGTTCATCTTACGCTTCACTACCAGTACGTGACCAGACTGAATGACAACTGCATCGACGGTTACAAACGTGACGGGGAAAGGAGCTTCAGCCCAAGACTTCTTGTAGCTTTGAATGTACTCATATTCCTTAGCAAGATCAAGATGAAGAGATTCACCTAAGAAGTTATCGAAGATAAAACCATGAACCCAGTTTGGAACTAGGTGATCAAACTTCTTACCGGTGAAGATATTGTGACGAACTTCAGTTGCATCCATCATCTCGTGGGTACGAGCAGGAATGAAGTCCCATTGAGGGAAGAGCTTGACGTAGTAGCTTGAGGAGTCTTTGTAGGTTCCGATAAGGCAGACGTTGGAGTCACCACGAGTGATAGCGTTCACTCTCTGCTGAACTTCAGTAACCCAGTTGGAGTCGCTATAATGATAGTCACGAGCAGGAATGAAGTGAACCTTGGCCTTCTCCTCAGCTGTGAGACAGCCGGAGATAAGAGCTACTCGCTCGTCATACGTGAATGGATTTTTGGTGTTGCGGGCAGAACGAGCTGAACCAATTACGATGATTAGTTCTTTAGCTTCTTCTAAACCTTGTCTGATTACTTGGAGGTGGGCGGTGTGGCACGGTTGGAAACGGCCAATGAATACACAGTAGTTGTAGTCCATAAGAATCTCTTTCTTTTGTTTTCAGCCAACTCTCTGTCGGCCTACAATTTCATTATACCACGGTCATAAGATCTGGCTATAATACATAGCCCACATTTCCTTCCAGTACTCGTCGTTCTCGACCGCGCACCATCCACACATCTGGTACAGCGTATCTGAGTCGTGGCGATTCTCTTTATATTCCACCCTAGGAACGTTATCTCGTTCGCAAGGTCCGTCACACTTGCCTAAGTTAAGCTGAAGCATCTCGGCCTCAGCGATCTCATCTTGGAGAGTCCAGGACATATACACGAACCTCCACGGAACCACTCTCTTCGTTTATAATTTCAGATATGATGTCCCAATTACCGCCAGCTAAACCTGCACCTATTTTGGGAATGGCAAAGCCGTTTGGCCAGCTTTGACAGAGATTACGGACAACTTGTCTAATAGCAGGATAAGAGACAAACGGGCCGTCAGTTGGCTTGCCGTATCGTTGTTGCGTAGCGCAATTTGCGATAATTCGCCCGGAGCCATCTCCAATTGCAATAAGCTGTACTTCGCCAAGTTGCCAGCCCCTAGTGTTAAAACGATGGAGGTAGCCCTCTCGCACATGTGGGTACCTCGTGGCAACCGCCTTAGCGAATCCAGAACCAAATCCCCCAGAACAGTTACATCCGTGTGCGACCAACGGCTCTTCAGAATCAAGTACGTCTCCAGTCTTATATACGATCATTCGTCAAGCTCCCTCTCGTACTCAGCGAACCACATTAGAAAGAAGCTAGCGATAGCCATGCCAAGCGCTGCACCCCAACCACTGAATCCGCCACCGACTAGCTGGTGAATTAAACTACCTGCTCCAGCTCCGAGCCCAACACCGATCACCCTGGAAAGCGATCCCCAAAGTGATTTCTTCAAGACTTTCTTGTTAATCTTTGGCATTACCCTTTTATACACATTACCTGACGCAGCTGAGCAACCACCTCAACAAGATCCTTCTGATTGTCCATAACGACATCGATGTCTTTATAGGCACCAGGAATCTCGTCTAATACTCCTTCGTCCTTTCGACATTCGATTCCAGCCGTCTGCAGCTCGAGGTCGGCGACAGTGAACCGTCGCTTAGCCTCTCCACGGGACATTGTTCGACCTGCTCCGTGACTGCAAGAATGAAAGGACTCAGGATTTCCAAGACCACGTACGATGTAAGACCTAGTACCCATAGAACCAGGAATAATACCCAGGTCGCCTTGACGGGCGCGGACAGCCCCTTTCCTAGTGACGATGACATTTTCCCCATAATGATGCTCCCTAGACGCGTAGTTATGGTGGCAGTTCACCTTCAACGACGTCTGAATCTTTCCCTCTTCGCCATGAACGGCATAAGAGAGGTCTTTGATAACTCGCGTAAGCATTTCTTCGCGATTCTGCAAGGCATAATCTTGGCACCAATTAAGGTCTGCCATGTAAGCATCGAACTCAGGAGTTTGTTCAGCAAGATATGCTAGATCTGGATCAGGAAGACTGATGAAGAGTTTCTTCATCAAGCCTTTTGATACATCTAGATGCTTCTCGGCCTGAGTCTTTCCGATGTTTCGGCTACCAGAATGAAGCATAACCCATACGTTCTGCTCAGTATCGAGGCATACTTCGATGAAATGGTTGCCACCACCGAGAGAACCAAGTTGGGACTGAGCACGAGATAGAAGGTCTTTGCTTGGCTTAGTGAGAGCATTGAACGTAGCCCAACCTTGCCAGTTCTCAACCGAAGTCGTGATCCTGCGATTGCCTTCATGACCTACAGGGATAGAGCGCTCAATGCTCTTACGGATTTCTGAAATCTTATCCTGGACAACCTTCGCATCAAGGTCGGTTTTAACAGCAATCATTCCACAGCCAATGTCGACTCCAACTGCTGCTGGGCAGATCGCACCTTTAGTCGCGATAACAGAACCCACAGTTGCCCCGTAGCCCAAATGGACATCGGGCATAGCTGCCACATGTTTAAACACGAAGGGCAGATTAGCTGTGTTCGTGAGTTGGTCCAAGGCCGCGCTTTCCACTGTTGCCAGGTCGCTCCAGATCTTGATCGGGACTCTACCCTTAGTGAGAACAGCTTTATATGACATTTTTCTCTCCCATTCATTCGCCATACTTCTCTTTATTCAGGCGATCTATCTCGTTAAGAAGTTCATTGATTATGCCCGCTTGAGCTGCCGCTAATTTTTGGAAAGGATCCCACTTGATCATGGATCTGGAACCACCTGCGTTCTCAACACAGCGACACCCACCGTTAGTTCTCATTCCGCCTCGCTTCACAGCGAACCTGCAGGAATTATCGCCGCAGTCGGGAGCTACAGTCGCTAAACGATCTTTAACAGTCTCACGAATGCTCATTCGACTCTTCCTCCGATATAGCTAAGATGTGCGAATTAGGATAGTCCTTCTTAATTTGCTCAATCACGGCTTCTTTTGAAGAGGCCTCAAGAACAAACACTCTGTTAGTGAACAAGATACTATCCTTGGTCTTAATTCTGAACTTCATTTCCAATCCTTACCTGTTACAGCAGCAATAGCAGTAAATAGCTTCTCCATCTCTGGATTGCGGAATGCATGCTTAACATATGAATGATAATCTACCCCGCGTTTCCCGAGGTTGTGACCGTTTAGGCGGACGTGCTCTTCGTACGCTTCTTGCGTGAAGAAGACGTTGTCTTCCGTGTAGTACTCTTCTTCTTCAAACTCTTCCAGTTCTTCGAATGCATCTTCAGCGTCATTTTTAAGCTTTTCAACTTCTTCTGCATATTTAGCGCATTCGAGATTATACGTTCCCACACATTGTGGATCGGCGAGCTCAAATTGATCAAGAGGTTCTGGAGGTGAGAGTTCATAGTCGTGACGTTCCAAATAAGACTTTACAAACTCTTCTTTAGAGTAGTAGACATCGGGGTCACCAGAGTGATCAACCCAACCAGTGCGGGTATCGCCAGAACCGTAGCCTTCCTTACAAAGGCGCCAACGCTTGGTGCGCACCACGTAGAAATAAGGCTTTGCAGTGCAACGGTTGTCTTGGGCTTTGATCTTGTCAACTAACTGGCTCAGGAACTCCAGACCCTGCTCTTTGTTCATGACTACCCCCGTTTAATCTATCTACTGCTGTCTTTATAAGATCGGAATCTACAGCGAGATTAAAGCGGACGTACCCGGGTTTCCCAAAGAGATCCCCGTCAATCATGTTTACCTTAGCAGCTTTAGCATCAAACTTAGGTCCAACCTTTGCCCAGCCAAACATGCTGTTGCATTTAGGCCATTGGACTTCTAGTACCTCAGGGTCAAGAGCATTCATCATTGAGGCACTCTCAGCGATAGCTCCACGACATAGAGTTACGAATAGCTCGTATTCCTTAGGATTATTGGCGAAGTGGGTCTCTATTGTCAATGCCATCTCCTGGGATGCCGTGCTGACACCGCTACACGATTTCTCCACGAATTCCGTCACGTATTGAACGAACGATTCATCGCGACATACCACGTAGCCGATACGTAGCCCGCTGAGACCGTACATCTTAGCAAACGAATAGATCTGGACATCGCCAACAGGGATAGCAGGGACATCCATAGAATAGATCATGGAGTAATAGGCCGCGTCATGAATGAGCTTCACGCCGTTAGCTTTAGCATCTTCAGTCATCTGCTTCAGCTGAGCTTGAGAGAAGTCCATACCGTCAGGATTGTTGGGTGCGGTTAATAGCAGAGCACCAGTTGCAGAGTTAGGTTCATCTAAGAACTTTACGTCAAGTCCTTGGGTCTGAATTAAGTTGGGGGTGGAGGTCCAGTAGGGACGATGCATGGTGCAAGCGTTATGACCCATCTTCTTAAGGGCATACATGACAGCCGCAATACCTTGCTTAGCACCATTAGTGACAACAACCTTTGCACCGTACTTCTTCTCTAAGAAGTCGACGAGCCGCTGCATACCTTTAGGTGGCTGATACTGGGAGTTGAGGAGATCTTTCCCGGTTGGAAGTGCGATCGGCACTCTATCGAGAATTTGATGAAGAATCTTTTGAATTACTACTGGCTCGCCGTATCCTAGGTCGATCCAGCCAGGTCCCATGTCAACACGGGCAAGTCGCATCTCATTATTCATGTATGTTTTATACTAACAACAACCGCAAGCACATGAAGGGTCAGGCATTAGTTGAGCACGAATTTCGAAGTCGAGATCATCTATGTGTTCTGCTGCGCTCTTGATACCTAAGAGGACCAGGAGTTTAAGCAAAGCTTCGGTTGTATGATGATACTGGACCATTAGCAGTAGTCGCAACCCCATTGGGAATAGCCACACATATTGCAACCCATTCCTCTGTTCTTATTGTATTCGATGTAGGCTGATCTGATCTCTAGTAGAGCAAGAAGATATAGAAGTTTTCTTGTTTCAGCCATAAGTTGGTTGCAGGGCTAGAAGTCGAATCTAGTACACCGTCATGGTTATGAGCCATGTGAGCCGCCGTTGCTCGATCCCTGCGATCTTAAAATTTAAATGGACGGTGAGGACGACCTCACATCTAGGTCTTTAACGTTATTGCCTAGCCCGCTCTCGATTGAGCAGCATCCTGCGCGCGCATTGAATTATGATTATACCAGGGTTTTAACGAACTCAGAAAGATCTTCTGGCAGCACACTCATATCAATGTCGGACAGGGCTTTGTTCTTGGCTACAACGGCTACTTCAGCAGTAGTCTTTCCATAGGTAACTCCACCGTTAAGCTCTTTAGCTTTCTTAAGGTGGTTCATCACCATAGAACGAGCATAAGCAGTAACTTCTGCAATCTTAGTGATATCCTTGCTGTACTCAACTCGTCCAAGGGCAATGTCTTCAGCAATAGAGAACTTAATGCTCTCTAGCTGTTCCTTAGTGAGCTGCATAAGGGCAATGTCTTGGCCTTTAACAAAGGCAGGAAGACAACCTAGAACGTAATCGACCACGGCTTGTTTCTGTCCCTTCATAAATGGACCTCCTAAAAATTATAGGTGAATTCTTGGCTCGCCCTATCAGTAACAATATAGATCTTGATTCGCTCAACTGGAAGTATTTCCCAAGTATATTCAAGTAGTTGGAACTTGTTATCGTTACCCAACCTACATAACATCTTATGGATATCCTTCGGTGCATCAGGTGAAGACCTCAGAACCTTAACCTCGTCTCTGGTGATAAGAGATTCGCCCATGAGAAAGTCTAGGACATTGTCCACATTTCCAGCGAGCACCTGCAATCTTGAGATGCACTCAATCTCTCTTCGGGTCTTGTTCATCTTCGAACCTCACTGTGGTGCTACTGAAACTAGAAGCCCAAGCTCTAGCCTCTTCATACGCAGCCTGACGACTGGTGGTACGTGGCGATAGCTCGTATATGACATGACCCTTGGGTGCTAATAGAACCCAGGTCCTGCCATTCGTTCGTAGTATCAATATAGTTTCACTCACGCTAAGCTTTCTAACTTCTTCATCACTTCGATACCCGCGTAGTTATCTCCGCGAGCCGTGTGCCATTGAGCCTTTATACCGAAGTACTCTGCGAGCTTCTCAAGAGACTCTGGCGCAAACCTATCCAACTTACCAGTACGCTTAAGAAAGGTTACTGCAGTGGTGATATCGTAGTGACGATAGCTAACATACTTCTCGAAGGTCTTCTTACCAAGGAGGTGGTTGGTAACCCAAGCCACGTCGCCACCGATGTTCTTACCCATGGGTTGAAGCTTGATAGCTCCATCCCTACTGTTGCGGATAAGGAAGTCGCGTAGCTTACCGCCGGCCTCGTTATAAGGGATGGCTTCAGCATTGTGCTTGATCAGGTCGATGTGGTTGATGTTGAGAGCACTAGCGGTAACCTTATATAAGGTACTACCAGTCTCGTCTACATCCTTTGGCTTGGTCTTGAGATCAAGCTCATCAAGGACGTTCCAGTCTTCATCACAGACTGCGAAGTGTACAGTGAGCAGAGAGACCTCGTCACCGATGCCACCAGACTCACAGTCAAAGGGTAGGAAAATGCCTTCGTTCTTCATCGTTTACCTTTTCTAATGTAGGTCCAATCCCAATCAATCAAGACGATTCTACCTGACTCCTGAACCTTCCAGTTATGTGAACCCATATCATCGTGCTGAATGCCGTGGCGATCAAGTTTCCTGCGAAGTTGGCCCCATTTCTTACTAGAAATGTTTTTATGCTTACCATCGATATGGTCCATAACTAAACCAACAGCCCATTCACCATCAACCTTAACAGGAAGTAGGCAGTGAGCCTTTGGTGCTCCAATACCCTTAGTCCTGGCCTGGTTCATCACGTGCATAGCTCTAGCAGCAACCCACCAGTAATGAGAAGCTACCACATCGCTTGGTGTTTTACCGGTATTGTTGGCATAAACCTTGATGCCACAACCATGAGGCAAACGAAAGTAATATCCGCTGATGCCACACGGAGTGTTATCACTAGTATTAAACTCTTTATGCGCTAGGAAGCTCTTAAGTCTCTTATATTTCATTTGTCAGAGAACCTTTCACCCACTGGGAAAATTGGGATACCGTACTTGCTGATGTACTGATATTTAACCACTAACGCCTTACCCTTCCAAAGCTTCTCATCTTGAAGGAAGTCCTTCAGACGCTCCTTAGGACCGCGCATCTTGACGTCGAAGGTGTCCTCACCCTTCGGGGCCGTAGGAGAGTGGCAAACAAAGATGCCGCATCCTACATAGCTACCACGGCCTTCTTTGATACCGACGATCTGGAAGTCATCATCAAGGAACTCCTTGATCTTCTGCAAATCGTAGCTACGTTTCCCCTTGTATTCGCCCTTAGCATTACGAGCCATTCCGCCTTCGTAACCAAGAGCGAGAAAGCTATCGAACGTGGCCATCATCTGCTCTTCGTCTTCTACGAGAACAGTATCAACTAGCTTGAGATACTTGAACAAACCGTTCTTCTTTTCGTAGGTGTGAATCTCGTTGGCGAGCACTTCAATTCTATCTTCAAACCCACCGTCGACGGTTGGGTTATCGTACATGTGATACTGAACTTCAGTACAGTTAGCTGCTGGAACTTCTTGACGAATCAAGGATGCAAGCTCTTCGAACTTATCTTTGTAAGCGTGGTTGTAAAGTTCGCCGTCTTTCTCATGATATCCAGTCGGATATAATGCTTGAAGCTCCTCAATGATGTGTGGACAACTTAGAATGGGCTTGCGAGTACGACTCCAGAGAGTAGCAACTCCATTATCAATTATAGCTTCACATCGATGGCCATTCAACTTAGGTTGTTCATAAGCAGGATAAACTATCTTGTGGCCATGATCTGCAAACTTATGGGCAAGCATGCAATCATACCCGCCATCGATATCCTTCTCACCAGCAGCAGCTCGTGAGATGTCCTCGACATAGCCCTTCTTGACCTTGCCTTCCCACTTAGCTGTAGCTTCAGCTAATGCTTGCTCAGCTGGGGTAGTTTCATTGCTTCGACCTACATTCTTACCCTCTTTGATAATCTCTTCACCAACTTGAATCTTGCCATCTTTCTGCCCATGGCGAACGATGATCTTGTTACCATCTACAGCGATGGTCCAGAGTTGGATAGCTCCAGTAGAAGTGAGCTTATATAGAGTAGGAAGTGTTTTCAAAGTAAATACCCCGCTAAGATTACGAGCGTTAAACCGTGAAGAAGTTGATCAAAGCCGATGGTCGTATAGAACAAATGATCCAACCAGAATCTCCATTCGCCTTGGTCGCTGATAAGCGAATGACAATCTCGTCCAGAGCTATCTTTATAGATACGCTTCTTAACAGACCATTTATACAGATTCCAGAGAGTGCCATCAATGACACCATGAACAGCACAGTTTGCAAGCGCAAACAGCACTGAGGTGAACGGAGCAAATACGATGAATTGGATTGCGAGGTGAGCGGCTAGCCAACGCCAATCAGAAGACTTCTTTGCCCCCATCTCTCTGGGCTGCAGAACGAAGTCGGCTATGAAATGTAGAAGTAGAAGCTTTGCGATCAGCATGACAATCCGTCCATGGATTGTTATACGATCGGAATTGATTAATAGCGAGAGAGAAGCTTAGCGAGATCGGCTCTGCTTACGCTGTAAGCCCAATTAGTGCCGTCAGATGCGAAAGCTACGCCTTGGACGTTGCCCCACATATCAACCATAGGACTGCCGCTGTTACCTGGGAAGATAACGATCGTGGTCATGGTTGCTGCTTTAGTGATGTTAAGACAGATCTTAACTGGACCGATTGGGGTCTCTGCGATATCTACGATTTGGTTCTTAGGAAGGTCACACTTGCCGTCTTTAACAAGCTGAGGAGCCATGGAATCTAGGAATGGATTGCCAGGCATGATGTAAGCAAGAATCTCTACGTCAAGAGCACCAACTACTTCGCCCTTAGAAACGCTGAGAGGTCTCAAGCGTGGATGTCCAACGACGTAAGAGGATTCTCCGAGACTTGGGTCTGAGCCAAGCGATAGACCTTCTACACCAGGCATACCTTCAAGTACACAAAGATCAGTGAAGTCAGAGTTCTCAATGATGCGTCTGCGAATCGAACTACCATCATCTTTAACAACTAGAAGTGCGGATTTATCTTCGCTTTGTTCCAATGCGCCTTCACAGACATGGGATTTGGTAACGACATATGACTGTCCACTTGCTGCCTTAACAGCAAATCCCGTTCCTCCACCACCGTCGAGTTTACCTTTGATCATGTAAACTTTGGATCCAACTTCGTAGCGTAGATATTGGCTGTGGATTTCTGGGGCTTTAACAACGAGATAAGCTGCAGAGCCAGCGATCATTGCGACCGACACGACACTCAAAACTAACTGCTTCGCCCTTGGGAGAAGACTCTGAAGTTTCAGCTTAAGTAACACCAATTTCTTCATTGGTGGCGGGACTAGTTTCTTCTGTGACATTCGCACGTTCTCCTAGGGTTATAGACTAATTGTACCCTAGGAGGACGTAAGATTACTCTATGCGCTTGCTCACTAAAACACTTCCAGAGAATGTAAAGCTCATTGCCTTACAATGAACGTAGGTCTGTGTGTCGCCCTCTATCGAGGTCGGTGCTTCGCCCATTATTGTTTGAACCTCTGTCCAGGAGTCGATGTGTTCTTGAACTGAATTATATCGACTCATATATTCACTTGGAATTGAACATAAACCTGACTTAGGTATCGATGGAGTGAGTGGTCCACATCCTGTCAAGCATATAAGACAGAGAATCAACAACCTATTCATGAGCGAGTCTCCTTTTAACAGCTTTACCAGTTGCGACAGCAGTAGCCTGAGACGTACCTGTCATCTTGCCTCGTTTTCCACCAGGCATAGTAGATTCTAACTCAGTTCCAACTTCCCAAATGCTGACACGTTTCCCGTAGTTAGACGTGCTATTAACTACCTTAGGATCTTCCTTGATTAGATCTTTGATAAACTTAACATAAGCAAGAGTACGAACCCAATCAGGGACCTTGAGCTGTGTGAGATTACCAACCATTGTTATCTTCTTATCATAGCAAGCGGGAAAGTAGTCACACTTTAAATCTAGATTCTCGTGCTCATTGCCAGCGGCGGCAAAGATCTTGATCTTTTGTTTCAATGCAGCCTTAACAGCCAAGGATTCTTGCTCATCAAACTCTGGTCCACCGCCGCTATAGTTGATATAGTCAACCTTGATATTGGTTGCATATCTTACAGCTGCTACAGTATTGGCTAGATTTTGTTGACCGGTATTCGAGTCAGAATAGAACTTTAGAGAGACGATGCAATAGTCTAGGTCTCCAGCATTAGCTGCGATCAGACCAGCGATGTGGGTTCCATGTCCGTGGTTATCTACCAACGGCTTATCATCAATGAAGCTCTTATGACCCATCTTGCAGAGCTTTGGATTGCTAGCATCAATACCTGTATCGATCACAGCAATGGTGATAGTCTTCGCTGCACTTCGGCGCGGAAAGACTAAGCAGATTGAGAGTATGGCTAGAAACAGCGCTAGCTTCTTCATCTAAGACTCCTTTGATCCTAATGGGGATCGTAGGAAAATCTCGTTTCGGATTATCGCTGATACTTGAAGTGGTCTGGGTTGTAGTTACAGTTCATCAACGCCTCAACTTCTTCCCTAGAGTAGGTAGTATAGTTGGTATTGACTTCAGGAGTTGGAGGTTCAACCCAAGGTGCAAAACTGGCATTGATAAGGCGATTCACTTCGTCTCTGTCGATGAGATACTCCATGACAATTTCCGACTTAGACATGGTAGGCTTAGTCGGGCCATGGATCTTCTCGGGAGCATAGTCAAGGATTTCTTGCGCTTGGGTATCTTCTTTACTTGAGAACTTCTTGCTATCTACAATCTCTTGTAAGGTCTTCTCAATGTCCTTGAACTTAGTTCCAAGGAGTTCATTACAGATGCGCTGCTTCTCTTCATTATCGTTCAGAATATCGCGGGCACGACGAGCCTTATCTTCTCGACTTAAGTTAGTGAGTCCACATACTTCAACGATACGTTTTTTAAGTCGCTTTGACAGAAGGTTTACCCCTTAGCTTCATTATATCACCCACCTCGGGTGACAATTACACTACTGGTGAACAAAGACCCTAATGAAAGGTCTTATTCTTCTTCTGTGGTAAGCTGGGCTTCGAGGGTCTTGTCGAACGACATGTCGTACGTAACCCCACGACATTCTTCAACAATTTCTTTAAACATCTCGTCATTGAAGGCATCATGGTCGGTGCCAGATACGGCCTTTGTGATCTGAAGCTTAAGCTCGTTCTGATTGGCAAGGGTAGGATCTGAACAGAAGGCATCGAAAGCTGCCTTCAACTCAGGCGCCAAAGGTACTTCAAACTGAGGCCAGAACTCGGCAGCTCCAGCAACGTCTTCAGGAGTGATGACAACCTTGTGTACTACTTCCTGTAATGCATTCTGACCATTCTCATTTTGAGACATAGTTAAACCTCTTCTTATTTCCGTTTCGTGTCGGATTTTTTCTTGCCAGTTTTCTTGGCCACAGGTCTATCTTCTACCTTTACAATTCGCTCCTTAGGAGGAACAAGGCCAACCTGATAGAGAGAAACCTTCTCAACTCTTGGCATTCCTACAGCGTCTACAATGCCAAACTTCAGCGCGGCATCACTGTCAAGATAGCGATCGCGTCCGTCTTGGTCTTTAATAGTCTTACGAAGGGCGTCGTATCCACCCTTGATACCGCAGTTTCTTGCGAGTAAGCCCATGAACCACTTGTTCAATCGCTTTACCTCGGTGGCATCTGCGTTCATGTCGTGTACGTCACCGCTGGTTGCAGCAGAAACTTCATGGATCATTACGCGAGCATTCTTAGCACAGAACCTGATATCGCCATGGCTTAATAGAACAGCACCGCAACTCATAGCTTTGCCTACAGCCACAGTGATGATTGGATTAGATACTTCATCCATAGTCTCAATCATGGTGGACAGAGCATCAACTGAGCCACCATAGGAGTCGATATAAACTACAATGGGTTTCTTAGGATCGCCTTTGGCAGCATCTAACAAAGCATCCCTAAACTCACCAGCACTATCTTCACTGAACTCATTAACCCAGATCTCATCAGAATCTCTGTCTTTACGCAGCAGCTTGTCGAGGTTCATCTTGTGCTCCCTTTTGTAGATTGTACTGGCTGAAATAAAAATGGGAGTCAGAGTGACTCCCATAGTTACTTACTTAATAACGTCTTTGCCGTCTAACGATACCTTAACGCCCGGTTGCAAAGGCGAAGTGATGTAGACGTCACCCTTAACAATCTCACATTCAAGCTGTAAAGGAAGCGACTGGTTAAGAACGCTCGTAATATCCTTACATGCACTGAGTCGACCTTTCAACTCAGAACCACTCAGTGATGCACCGATCAAGCCACCCAACACAAGGCCACCTAGTGCCATACCTACTTCTTTCAAACTCATTGTGCTTCTCCTACCCATCCAAGGGCTGTTGCAATATCTGGAAATCTCTCAGAAATTATACTGCGCGCACTCAGAGCTATGTCCATATGTTCTTTCTGAGTTCCGTGTCCACCTCTGAGCTCGATGTAGTGGATCCATGAACGTACAGAACCAGACATATAGAGAGTAGTCTCTGTGGATAGTGGGAGTAGGAAGCGAGCTTGCTCTTTAGCGATGCCGCGAGTGATCGCTTCATCGTACAAAGATTTACCTGCTTCCCAATGTGATTCCTGTGCTGCCTTAAACCAGTCCCGATCGGTCTCAGACATGTCATCGATAGAATTCTGACGGTTCTTGTTGTCTTGTCTTCTTGCTGGATAGAGGACGTTCTTGGATGCAGTCGCGTAGCGTTGACTAAACTCTTGGAACGTGAACGATCGATGGCGAAGTATCTGAGCAGCAATTCCGCGAGATGTCTTGATCTCCATCGTGATAAAAGAATGTTCGAAGATGCTCCAATGCTCGTGCGTGATACAATACTTAATGAGCTTACTTCCCGTCTCGAAGCTCATCTGATTGTTAGGATTACTTACTCGTGCAACGTACGAGATAATGTCTTGCGCGCTCTTCCCAACGAGTTCATTTGCGCCTTCAGTGATCGCCACTAATTTAACCGATTGTTCCACGAGTGTCTCCGTTTTATTGTTCATTGCAGTAGAATGGGATTTATACTATTCTTCAACAATAAAAACAAACAAATTGGAGTGCCAACAGTGACTGAAAAGTTTGTTCCAACCGGTTTTTCCCAGACAATCTTCAGAGACAGATATGCTTTCACAGAGACTGAGACTTGGGAAGAAGCTTGCGCTCGCGTAGCCAATCAGATGGCTATCGCTGAAATGCCCGAGAAGCAGCAGCTATACAGAGAGAAATTTTCCGCTATTCTATCCGCTAATATGTTCGTTCCAGGTGGTCGCATTTGGTATAACTCTGGACGTACTAATCCTCAACTACTCAATTGCTTCGTCCTCGATCCTAACAAGGATTCCAAAGAGGGGTGGGGTAAGTCTTCATACAACATGATCGTTACCTCAATGACTGGTGGCGGCTGCGGCGACGACTTCTCTGACGTCCGTCCTCGTAATGCCCCTATTGCTGGCCAGAAAGGTGTTGCGCCAGGAGCCGTTGAGCTCATGCGTCTCATCGACAACTGTGCTGATCCAGTTCGTAATGGTGGACAGCGTCGCGTCGCACTCATGTTCAGTTTAGATCTTGATCATCCAGATATCGAGGAGTTCTTGAACGCTAAGCTTACTAAAGGTGAGCTCACTCACGCAAACGTCTCTGTTCGTTCCAAGCACACGAAGGAGTTCATCAAGGCTGTCAAGAACGATGGCGATTGGGAGCTCAACTGGAAGGGTAAACACAAGCGAGTAGTCAAGGCTAAAGCTCTTTGGGATACCATTGTAGCTAACGCATACAACTCAGCAGAGCCTGGGTTCTTGAACTGGGAGCTTGTCGAAAGTGAAAGCAACATCCACTACATTGAACCGCTTGTTACTACTAATCCGTGTGGTGAAATTGCTCTCTCTGCTTACGATTGCTGCTGCCTTGGGCATCTTGTTCTCACTCGCTTCATTTCTGGTAGTGAGATTGATTGGGCTCTACTTGGTAATACGATCCGCACGGCAGTCAGATTCCTAGATAACGTCCTCACTGTCAATTCCTATCCACTTCCTGAAATGAAAGCTAAATCTCAGAATCTTCGCCGTATCGGCTTAGGTACGACTGCATTAGCTGATACTCTAGCTATTCTTGGACTTCGTTACGGCTCAGAAGATGGTAATAAGTTCACAGACAAACTGTATCGCTTCATATCTAAGGCTGCATACGAAGCCTCTGTCATGTTAGCCGTTGAGAAGGGAGCATTCCCTCTATGTGACCCAGAGAAGCACGTTGAATCAGGCTTCATGAAGCGTATGCCGGCTAAGATCAAATCCCTTGTTCAAGAGCACGGTATCCGTAATTGCTGTATCCTCACTCAGGCACCAACTGGAACTGTCTCTATCCTAAGCGGCAACTGCAGCTCAGGAATTGAACCTATGTTTGCTCCTGCTTATGAGCGTCGCTTCTGGCAAGGCGAAGAGCGCAAGACCGAACTAGTCTTTCATCCTCTATTTGAGCAATTCATGAAGGACGGTAAAGATGTCGGTCACTTTGTTGGCAGCCACGATCTATCTGTTCGTGACCATATGGAAGTTCAACGTATCGTCCAGAAGCACGTAGACAATGCTGTCTCAAAGACTATCAACATCGCCCACGACTATCCTATGGCTGAAGTTGAGAAGCTTTGGCTTGAGTACCTACCTCACCTAAAAGGAACCACGTTCTACAGAGATGGCACTCGCGGCATGGTTAGGGATGATGGAACCATAGAACCCCCACCTCTATCACCTATCCCAATTAATGAAGCTAAAACTCGCTTCAACGAGCAACATAAGACTGACGCAGAGCAAGTAGATGATTGTGCTTCTGGTCTCTGCTCGTTGTAAAATAGACATATGATTATTACAGATCCGGCACTCACTAAACTTAAGACCCTTCAAGAGGGAGACAAAGCCCTACGAGTATCAGTAGTTGGCGGTGGGTGTTCGGGTCTGTCTTATAAGCTATCTTGGGAAGAAGCCCCAAAAGACAACGATAGAGTAACTAACGTAGACGGTCTCGTCATCGTCGTTGACCCTAAATCATTCTTGTTCATTCAAGGGATTGAATTAGACTATACTGATGGTTTAGATGGGCAAGGATTTCAATTCAACAATCCAAACGCTAAGCGTTCATGTGGTTGTGGATCTAGCTTTGGCGTTTAACCTGTCTAGATAGTTCTCAACTGCATCCTTAGCTTCTTTTAAACCCCAACCATATCTATAGCGATCAGGTAGATTGATCCAAGTCTTTGGAACTGGACTGTTCTGCTTGTAGAAGTCTATATATCCTTGGTTATCATGATAGCAGGATTTAAGTCCAAGTTTGCCAAGAACTCTTGTCATGTCCCGTAGAGCCTTGATCATCATGATCCGCTCCGGTGGGTACATCTTTTTTCCTGAAGCGTCTATTTGTATAGCGAATCGAGTTGGTAAGTTCATGTAATTCGTTGCTACTCGTGATCCCCAGCTTCGAGAGTGTCCTCATAAGGAACCGTAGAGACCGACAGGCTTGAACTCTGTGCGGTAACGGTTGTCCCTCCGCGAGCAGCCTTAGCAAGTTCGTCGCATCGCTCATTAGTTGGTTCTCCTGAGTGACCCTTTACCCATCTTGTTTTAATCTTAAGCTTGTCGTGAAGTTGACGGAGTTTACAGAAGAGAGGGACAAGGTGATATTTTCGGCATTGATACTCTCCACTTGCATACCGAAGTGTGAGTTGTGAATCCGATACAAGTGTAATAGATGTGCTATGTGCGAGCCCTGGATCGTTTTGGACAAACTCGAGTCCACTGATTGCAGCTGTAAGTTCCGCAATATTATTAGTAGCTTTAGCAATGTGCCCAGATCCTTCCGTGTACTTAACGCCGTCAACCAGTATGACGAACGCCCAACCTCCAGGAAGTGTGGCAATGGTTGCTGACCCATCACAATAGACTTCGACATTCATTTAGCTACCTTCATTTTGCCGAACAGTACCATAAACGGTATCGCGCAAGCACATAGTGCTACCCCAATCGCGACAATAACAGCTATGACAAGTAAAGCAGGAGGACCAAACAGCCCGATCATTGCTGCTTCGCCCCAAGTAGCTTCTCTATATTCCTTCTTGTCTTCCTCTTCACAGTGTTCACAGCTCATACGTCACCATTTTCTTTGATCTTGTCATTCTCGTATGAGGCAACATGTCGGCGATACAACTCTAACTTAGCTCCTTCAAGAGCTCCGATGCAGTCGTTGTAACCTTGGTATGACTCAGGTTTCTGGTTCAAGAATCTATGAGTGAGCATAGTCAACAAGTAGTTGAGCTCACCAGGAGTTTTGATCTCCGTGTTCTCAATGGCTTGGACGAGAGGGTTGAGACGCTGTCTATCTTCTTGTTTAATGTACGGCATATCGATATTCTACTTTCGCGGTATAATTAGCTCATGCCACTTATTGCACCAGCTATCAAAGCAAAGTTTAAAGACACCATCCACTCTGGCCTTAAGCGCGAGTTCAGCGCTGCTGCCGGCAAGGGCGATGGTTTCCCACCAGTTGCAGACGAATTCTGGATGAAGCTAGCTGATGCTATCTCCGATATCGCCATGGATCTAGTCACTGAGATGACTACCAATGCAATGGTCGTTCCAGGTCAGCAGGTCGTCGGCGTCGGCGGTGGTGTTCCAGGTCCCGTTACTGGCTCTACAGTATCTCCAGGCAAAATCCTTTAAGACTTCTTAAGAAGCTCGTACGTCTCTTGGGTCGTAACTATTGAGCTTCTGTTCTCTGTATCCGAGAAGACCTCAATGGTCCTCGTGATAGTCTTCTCACCAATATTGCGTTCATACTGAGATGGCTGCTGCTTATAGCTAACAGCCATGATGATGCAGCTCATTAACGTACCCTTCTCAAACTCCTCATCTCGAGTGGTCACTTCCACCTCAGCCTCTGGCTGATTATGAATAGAATAACGAAAATGCTCCATAGCAGCTTCTAGTTGCTTGAACTTACACTTCATCTGTTACCTCCAAGTATGCTCTTGATGAATATAGTATCGGGATGACCGCTACCAGTGATGAAGCGCTTGTGGATGGAGTTAACGATGTCTAATGAGTGAGCAACTCCAAGCATATAGTGACGTTTGACGTTGGAGAAGATCTCGAATCGTGACAGGAATGTCTTGGGTGTATTTGCTTGCATCTTCCTTAGCTGCGTCAACATCTGAGATAAGTCATCGCCTACACACTCCTCAGAGCAGAGGTAATAACATCTACGCATGGCCTTGATATAGGAATCTCTATCTTTGTCGTTGGATATATTCCTACTCGCGTATACGCAGGTGGACTCCATCAGAGTTCGAACCAATTTGGCCGCATCCGTCATTTGAGTCAAAGAGCTCATTGATTAGTTTCTCCCTATTCTCTTGATAAAATGAAGAACCGACCATCTCTGGCTCCATTAGGGAGACAGGCTTGCCGTTCTCTTTAACTTCACAGTGATCTCTATTGAGAATGCAATGTCCAAGCTCATGATATATAAGCTCTTGCTTCTCAAACTCGTCAGCAACATCCCAGTAGTTAGTATCAATAGTGATGATTGGATACCCGTTGATGCCGGAACAGGTTCCGATGGTGTTCGGCTCATCCTTAGTACTGGTCTTACCGAACACCATTGTTAGCTTGCTAAGATCTGGTGCCACGTTTCCTCTCTTAACTGCTTCAGTTACAAAGGAGTTAGAGTAAGGTTTGATTGCAGAGTCAATATAAGAGAGATCTGCCAGCCTCTGATTGAGGATGTTAACAGTGGTACAACCATTTGCTATTACAGCGAAAAGCATTCCATATATAGCTGCTCTCATAATCAAATCTCCGACTGACATAAGGCAACTCCATGAGATAATAGGTAAATGAAGGTGTGCCCAAGTTGCTCTATAGCTTGCATGGAACCCCATCCAGAGTTACTCTGGTGGAAGAAATGCCCTATATGTGCATTCTGCAGGCTAGATGAAGGCAAAGATCCTCTCACGCGTCTTCCTCAGTTTGAGGCTGTTCGTCAGGTTGAGAAGCTTGTTGAAGAGCACTTCCGCCGTAATACGATAACATTACCATCCCCGGCCACTTCTTCACCCAAAGACAAGATCCCTCAGGAATAACAACTTCAAATAGCTTACCTTCAGCTGGCTTCAGCTTGTGGTAAGTCTCACGGTTATCGCTCTTTGTATAAGTATGATCATAAGTGAGATCTAATACTCTCACCGTCATCTCTTTCTGCTCGTCGTTCAAGTAATAGACTTTCATTTGTCGTCCTTCTCTGGGGCCAAGAAGCCAAGAGCTATATATACTAATCCCATGTGGGGCACTAACAAGAAGAAGATACGTACTAGCGTAGGATTTAGGTCAAAGTGTTCAGCGATGCCTTGGCACACACCGAACAAATACCCATCAGTTTCGTTTCTACAGAACTTCTTCATATAACCTCAAAAGGGTATAGACACACCTAACGATCCGTGGTCTGTACCAACGGTCGCGGTATGGCTAACGTTACGAAACAATGGGTTTCTGAATCGCTGGGTGTATTCCTTCTTCACTGCGATAGTATATCCAGCAGCTACTGCAAAGAACACATGCTTCGAATTGAGCGGCGTTTCCTCATCGATGACAGTAGCTACTTCACTTTGAGCTTTCTGTGCGACTTCAGTAACCTTAGTAGACACATAACCAGTAACCATATCGTACTTAGATTGGATACCAGTCTGAATAAAGAATGCTTGCTGAGCCTTGAACGCTGCATCTTTATATGCAGGATTGTTGCCTAGCATGCCCCAAAATGCAGGGACTTCGTTGAGAGATGGCATTGACGCCACACCCTCAGCGTAACATGAACCAGACAGCAATAAGACGAGCAATGCACTAGTTCTCACGATCCCTCCGTAGAGGTTTATCGTATCGGAACAGCTTCATCCCTTTAGGGGACATAGCCTTAGGCCTCACCAGTTTAGCGGGAATAAGAGATTTGATCTCGTGTTCGCCACCAAGAACGCTGTTCTCCATGCCCTCAGTGATACGCCTCATGATAGCATCGCTATATAGAGCAATGAAACCAGAGTTCATGAAGACCTTACTCCTGAAGGTCTTGCCAGGGCTCACCTTCAGTTCAGTAGCCTTAACGTAATAGTTAAATGTCTCTTCATACTGATCACCGTGATGACCAGTGAGAGTTCCAGTCTTAACAACTGTCATCTTAAAGAATACAGAGGTACGAGGATAGTAGCCGCGCAAGAACCATACAGGTTTCTCAGGCGTAGACCCCTTGAAGTTTGGCTTACAAGCGATCATGTTTTGGAACTGAGCCGCAAAGAACTCAATGCATTCATCAGGACTTATGTCCTCAATTACTAGCTGACTGAGCAATGTGGGCGAGATCTTGAGTCTGAATGCCTGTTTAGGCGACGCCAAGGAGCTCATCTAGCTTCGCCTCATCAGAGAATATGAATCCACCATTAACACCGAAGTTAGCATGAGTATGATGATTACCATACATCTCAACGAGAGCTTCGTCGATCGATTCGTCCTTCACTCCGAGGGCCAGTAGAGAGTCACAAGCCTGTTCGACTGTGCCGTAAGCTTCAATTTCGTTGCCAGCTTTAACTGCCCAGCCACGTGGGGTCTTATAGAGATTCACTTCCATAGTATGCCTCCTATTGAGAATTAGATTCGGATTGCATGACCATAATTTGTAGATGGTCTATGAATTTCGAAGCTTCGTTGTGATCAATGATGCCGAGCTTATAAAGCAATCTGATGAGGTTGGCGCAAGACTGAGCTTTCTCTATTCTCATCAGGTCGTTATACTTACCCGCTTAATTCTTCAACGCGGCGATCGATGTGAGCTTGGATCTCAAGACGTTTAGAAGGTTCGACCTGAGCCTTATGAAGCTTACGAAGAGCTTGAAGCTGAGGATCAGTTTTCAAGGTCTTGCTGCTAGCATTGGTGGTAGAAGAACCAGTCGTCGCAAGAACAGTTCCACCGTTCAAACGTGGATCCTTGCGAACCCAGTTACTTACCAGTCCGGAGATGTAAGCACGAAGTTCGGCCACATCATTGAGCTTGGTCTTAGCATCATCGCTCATCTCGACTGATCCAGAGGTGAAATCAGCGACCAAACGAGCATTGATCTGTGAGCGCAGTTCACGCGTCAAGAGACTTGCTACGTTGGTAGAGCTTGGGTTAAACGAAATGTTGTTGCTGGCCAAAATCTGAGAGACTGCACTAAAAACTGCATCTTTTTGAGTCATAAATACTCCAATTCTCGTGTACACATTATTGTGCCCACAAGAATATTATACTCATCCATTTTTTGTTGGTTTCTCATCGGTGACGTCTGCGTGCTCGTCGTAATCAGCCTCATAGTCAGGATAATCGTCATAGTCTGGGTGACCATAGCAATCATCGAGAGGAGCTTCGCAGTCACCGCAATAGAATTCGCTCTTAAGATCCATTACTAGATCTTTAAGAGCAGGTTTTGCAGACTTGATAGAGAGTTTTTGCAAGAGAGACATTAGATTCTCAACCGCATCAAACCGCTCGATATCATCAATCTTCAGTTGTTGGGTCGATTCGGTTGACACGCTTATAGTCTTTCTTGGTCTTATGCCTTCGACTAGGCGGAGGAATGGGAATACGAGGCTTAACTTTCCTCTTCTTCAGCTTCCTCAGTTTCTTGCGTTCCGTCTTGTTCATACTCTTCTTCTGCACGACAATCGGTGCAGATGCCTTTCTTGTCACAGACACCAAAGACACCACAACGATCACAGTCTTGATGCATATTTCCTTCTTAAAATCGAATAGTTAGAGAACTATACCCATCTTCTGGGTACTTATTGCATTCAACCACATAGCCCATTCCATGTAGTCTGTTGACAATGTAATCAACTTTGATATCAGTAAAGTCTAGATCAGTATAGACATAGGATCTAGGTTTGGCTGAGATAGCTTCTTCCGCAACGTTTTGGAGTATCTTATATAGCTCAGCTTCTACGCTTTGTTTAGCTAAGGCATCTCTTAAGTCGCGAGCTTGTTGAGCAGTAAGCATAATACCTCCGTTAGCGATCTTTAGATTCGGGATTAGACTTTCTTCTTGCGAGTCTTCTTCACGGCGAACGGGTCTGGAGGACATCCCATGACAACCTTGGTCTTTCCATGGTGCCCGTGGATCGCCTCAATATCGTTGAGGTTGTTGTAGTGGCAGATGGAAGAATGAAAGGTTTGCCACTCCATAACCACACGGCCAGAAGGGAAGACCACACCGCGAGCAACCACACCCGTTCCGCTAACTCCTGTCTCATCTTCAATTCGCACCAAATGAAATTCTTGAAATTTGTCCATGTTATCTCCATTCCGACACAGAGATGTTCAGCGATCCACAGAGATCGCAAGCTTTAGAACACTCTTTGCGAACCACAAGCCTTATTTTACAATCTGCACAGATTGTGAGAAAATGAGTAGGTTTTGGTTTAGTAGACTTCTTAGTTACTTTCTTTTTCTTCATAATTGGACCTCAACGCTTTCTCAATTGCCTTATTGGCATCCACTTCGCGATACATGGCCTCAAATTCCACATGCGGGATACGATCGTAAGTACCCTTAAAACCAATCGCTTGAACAAAAGCCGTACCCATTTGATAGTCGATGGTGCACTTCAATAGACTAGTGAGACGAGCCACACGCTTACGTGTTTGGCAAGTGAGTCGAGCAGCATCATAACGAGCCTTCATATACTCAGCCTTGTGCTTGAGGATCTGCTTGTTAAGTTCGCTCACTCTGTTCATCCACTTATTAGGTGGATTCTTACCGCTAGTCATGTTAGCTAAACGCTTCAGTTCATGCTCAAGACTCTCACGAGTCATCTTTAGTTCAACATCTACGTTTCCACCCATCTGCTGGGAACGACGCTCTAGATGGCGGATTTCACGAGTGAGAGACATAACACGATTGTTAGTCCCCTTGAACGCTTGAACCGTGCGCTTGAGGTCTTCGTAATAGCCAATCTTGCTCTTGGCTCTACGTCTGCGAACCTCAATCAAATTGCGCCTATATAGGACATGGGCTAGCTCCATTACGAGCGCACGTTTCTCGTCTTGCATCTGTTTACTTCCTGATTCCGAGAGAGATCTTTAGAGCCATAGGGATAGCAGACATGTCAACGTCTTCGATCGACGGCTTCTCTTTATAGACTCGTTTGGAATACTTCTTGGTTGCATCCCTTGTAGGACACTTAGTGACAGTTCCACCACGAGCAACGAACTCAGAGAACGATTCAGTTTTGGCAATGACCTTCATACAGTATTCCTCCTAGGGGTATTTATGATCGGGGACAGGGTGGCCCCGGCGTAGCAGTGTCAGCAGCCCGACTATGGGGCGTGGTATTATAGGAGTATGAGTGAGTTGCTTAAGATAGCGGCCAATGGCCAATGGAGTCTAGTCAAGGCATCTGAGTATGCTAAGGACCCAGATAATGACTTCATGTCTTACAGACCTCGTACGCTTACTGGTCAATTGCCAGAAGATCATGGTACGAAGGGTCAACTACATAATGTTGGTAATGCTAGAGCTCCACGTAAGGTGAGCGAAGACAAGATGAAGGGCAAAGTTCCTACTCCAACATCATCAGCTCATGACGACAACAATCCTGGTGTCGGAGCTTAAAACTTAAATTCTTTCTTTCTGTGATCCGAGATATTCTTATCTCGCTCAGATCCTTTTAGTGTTATCTCATAACCTCTAGTAAATATAGATATAGTGAGGTTCTCGAACCGGCAGTTTATGCCGAGCTTGGATAACACATTCAGGAGAGCGGTGAGTGATTTCTTTTTCTCGTGTGGTATGAACATAAAGTAAAAACCCGGACCCCAAGTTGGGATCCGGGTTCATTCTACTTTCTATTAGAAATCTACGCCGATGAGTACAGATCCAGTCTTATTGGTCTGACCTTGAACACCAACTGAGAGTCGATCAGTGATCATACGTTGGTACTGAGCACCACCGACCAATCCAACATTAGACTCCACTTCAGTAGTGGATCCGTTGGTCGTGGACTTCAAGCCTTCTTGAGTACCATGTCCACCAAGTAGAGCAACTCTATTCTTACGTGGTTCATTCGTAGTACAGCTCACAACCTTATTTCGCTCAGTGCGAGTCGTGAGATACTGTTGCTTACGAGGAACAACTTTGAATCGTTCAGCTGGAACCTGAGATTCCTTTCCATCTGCCCGACGCACGATAATCACTGCGCCTTTCAGGTGGCTAGGAACATCTGTGTTGATCTCAAGCTGTCCAGTTACCTGTTCAGCACTAGTCTGCTCAGAGCATGCTGGTTCTCCAGCATGAGCAAACCTTACAACGAACATGAGCAATACTGCAAACAATGCGATTGAATACTTCATATTGCCTCCTTAGTTATAAGTTAGTACGCGAACACCAGCTGGATCGACGAACACGGCCAACTCCGAAGCGGAGAGCCAGAAGGTTGAAGCAGCTGAGGTAAGAGTGTACACTTTGGATGGTGCTGAGCATGAAGTACCAGCAGTATAGATCTCCACAGTGTTGTTCTTGATAAGAGCATCATAGCCACTACTCAATGAAGAGCAATTTCCAGTGATATTCTTGGGATGAACATGGGCATCTTGGCCGGGAGCTCCATCTTGGCCATTCGAACCATTGGATCCAGGTGCACCGGGAGTTCCGGGTTGACCTTGTGGTCCAGGTAGTCCATCGTGTCCAGGGTTACCGTTCAATCCGGGAGGACCAGCGGAACCAGGAGGACCTGCGATACCATCGTGACCATTGTTTCCGTTGGAACCATTTGCTCCATTGAGCCCATTACAGAGAACAAGAGAGTTACTATAAAGGTCGGCTTCGGAAGGCGTAAGAGAATCATCCATGTCGATGTAAATATCGAGGCGAGATCCGCCCGCACTATCACATTCCAGCTCTGATGCAGCTAGATACTGAGATACAAGCGAGTGACCATTTGCACCAGCAGGACCTTGCGGACCAGCAGGACCTTGCGGACCAGCAGGACCTTGCGGACCAGCTGGTCCAGTTGCGCCATCTGCTCCGTTCGAGCCCGCAGGACCTTGAGGTCCAGTTTGAATCTGGACAACCTCTCTCGCGGGACTGCAACCTACGATGACAGCCATTAGTGTCAGAAGACTGATATACTTTTTCATGCTTTCTCCTTTATGTTTAAATTTTAGAATCAGGGGCGAGGCGTTTTATCTATGAACCTTTTGATGAGCTCGCCGAAAAATATAGTAAATACAGCGAGATATAATATGTAACCCATCAAGAGCATAATACCTCCAATAGAAAAGGACCTTGCCCATGAGAGCAAGGTCCTAAGCCTATTTCTTATTACTCTGCGAGATACTGAAGTTCAGCAGGAAGATCGGCTGCGTTGAAAGTCTTCGAAGGCTTCTTAGAAGCTTTGATCGAAGCAACGCGAGCATCGATGAACCCTTGAATCTCAGCACGCTTTGCGGCATCTTCTTGAGTGCTCAAGAGAACGCGCATTGCTTTCAACTGAGGATCAGAAGAACCGACGCGCGAACCAGGGTTCTTTGCGACGTACTTCATTCCACCGTTGAGACGCTTGTCCTTACGCAGCCAGTTGCTCGTGAGACCAGAGCAATAGGTGCGAAGACCAGATTCGTCTTCAAACGTCTTGTCGAGAGCGATGCTTCCATTGCGGAAACCTTCGACCAAGATCGAAGTGATCTGTGCACGATGCTCACGATTGAGCACAGTACTGTAGTCGGTACCTTCCGCTACACTAAGACCAGCTTCATTGGTTACGGACGTAATGGCAGAAAAAACTGCCTCTTTCTGTGACTGACTCATATAAAATTCCTCCTTTAGGAAAATGAGTTGTTGTTTGACATGTAATTCTTGTTTCAGAATTACTCTTCTAGAGTTTGTCTTAACGCTTCATCAAGTTCATTCGTAAAGATTCGCTCTAAAATATCTCTGCATTCTGTGTACTGCGAACGTCCCTGAGTATTGGCAAGTTCGTCGCGATGTTCAGCATATAAGTCTTTGATTTCACACCACTTTTCCCACTGTTGGTGTCTGAAAGCTTTTGCCTCAGCTCGCTGCTGAACTAATGGATGATGAGGGTTAAGTCTGCGACGAAGTGAATACGCAGTCTCTTCTTGAGCAATCACTCTCATTCTAGTGTGGATGCTATCCCACTTCTCTTCAGTAGAATATGAAGCAAACTCCTTACTCATCTGTCAACCCCAAGATCTTCTCGAACTCACCATGATTCCAGTACGAATATGCTCTTTGAATCTGCTCAGAGAAGAAAGATCGCACACAATGTTTGTTAGCCTTACAACGATCACAGTGTCTACAAGCTTTTGTATCTTCTTTTCTCAACCTGATGAGGCCATATTCTTGATCTACTTCGATAGGAAGTAGTTTACTGTCTACATCTCTATATATTCGTTCTTGAAACCAGAAGTAACTAGTTCCTCTAGACATGAAGTCAGGCTCTCTATTAGGCTTGCTAATAACCTCTCCATTCATATCTTGATCCCTAGTTTCTGTAAGAGAGTAATTAGGTTGAAGACAGAGGCATAACCTCTAATGCCTGGTTTCAGGCGATCGATCAATCGCTCAGTCTTTATGGCGTATCGGTTGATTATGTCGTACTCTAATTCCTCATCCATCCAAATTATTATACTGACTCATAATCTGGCTCATTGATGATCTGGTCTATTGTGAAGGACGCGAGTTGTTCTTTGAACTGCTCGCTTATATTATTCATTAGCTCAGGCATGTTCTGCAACCAGTTACAAGATGGAACCGGCATATCACCAGATACCCAGAACTTCATCAATCCACATTCATATGTCTCTGCTCGATGTGATCCATTGGAACCATATACGATCAGGAGTTGCTTGTTATGCATGTTGAAGAAGAAGTTAAACTTAGTCGCCATTGGACGATCGTGACAGTAGAAATCAAAAACAAATACGCTCCGATTCCCGTGCTCGTCTATCATGTAGACTTGCTTGGGATCAGAGCCGTATTTGACGTTCTTTACTTTGAACTCGTTTACTACACTCATTTAAATCTTTTGAACAACCTTGTGATCCAACTTTCTTTAGGTTCACTCATTGCTTGAGCAACCCATTTCTTATCTACTTCAGGCTTGTTAATTAGAGCAAGAAACTCAGCGTGTCCATTGCCAGTCTTATATACAGTGTGGACGTTTGCCCACACGAACTTATGTCTAACGCTTCTATCAGCTGTTGCGCTCATACCATTTCCTCCTCTTATGTAATGATTTAGGTTCGGGATCCACAGTGGGCTGTGGCGTAGCAGTGTCAGCGCTGGCAGGGCGACTCGTCCATGAGTCTAGCGCTTCGTTCGGACTTATTTAAGGGATAATGCGGCGAACATTAAGATCATGCCAAGAAAGAAATGGCCGTTAAACATGAGGTACATACCAATAAACCACACGATGACATTCATGACGCTTGCTCCTCACCTTCAGGATAGTAGAAGAAGTCGTGACCGCGTTCAAAGTGATCGCGATACTTGTAGCGAATCAACTGCAAGATCTTCTTCTTTGCATCAAGGTACGTATCACAAGCCCAAGACTCTGGATGCTCAGGACCATGGGCGATTGAAGTAACTAAGTTATCGTTGGGATCAATCGTATACAACTTGAGAGCAGTCTCAAGCCATTGGTCTGCATTGTCACCGGCAATCTTGATAGCTAGATCGTGTAAAGACTCCTCAACGTATTGAATGTCAAGTCTTTCTTTCTCAAAGCGTTGCTCTTCTGCTCGTTGATCTGCAGCAACCTTATCGAGACGACGCTGTTCCTCAGCTGCTACCTTATTCTTAGCTTGAAGTTCAGACATACGATCACAGATAGCGTTCGCTTCTGCATCATACTTCTCACGGAGAGAAGGATCTAAGTTATCTTTTTCAAGCTCTCGTTCTAACCAACCTAGTCTGTTCATAAGCGCATTCCTCCTATCCGTATATATGTTCGGATCACTTATCTTTGTTAGCCATCTTGTTGAGATTCAAGTAGTTCGAAACTTCCATGTATCCACTCTGTTGACTAGAACCACGACTCAATATGTAGACAGTCATAGCAATGATAGCAGAGAGATTCCACATGAACAGCACTAGCACAGTGAGACCAGCAGCTCTAAATCCATGAGCTACCATGTACACCAGGAGCAGCAACTCGATAAAGCTTGCCACGAAGAGGATAATTAGAGCTAGAGCTCTGTTCATTCCTCTCGCGTGCAGTCTAGTTGATCGTGGCGACGATTTCATTGGTATTACTCTGCACAATCTGTGCGAAACAATCGCTATGCACTTTGAGCATCTCATCAGCCTTAGCAAACGCAGCGTTGAGATCGAGATTAGACTCGCTCGCCATCAGGTACTTTGTGGGACCTGGGTTGTTCCAACGAATCAAAACTTCGTATTTCATATTGCCTCCGTTATGCAGAGATATATGTTCAGGAATTAAGTGACTTCTCTATTAAGTAGTTCATGTAAGCTTCGTTGATCATTTGATTGTAGTAATGTTCAGGCGGAGAGAAGAAGCTAAACCACATATTCCAATCCCAAGTTCCATGATTGGACGTAGTTTGAGGATGAATGTCTGCTAGATCTTGAGCAGGCGCAGTGATACACTTCTCTTTATCGAGCCAGATCAACCAAATGTTATTCCTTGTGTGTCCAGTGGGTTCAAGACGATCCGCAGTCATTCGCTTGAAATTGAAGCGCCAACCATTTATATCAACTAGATGAGTATCGTGGAAGTGATACCTATTCATTGGTTAATCCCAAAGTTCTTTCCATCAATATGGCTTTATAAGCCTCTGTAGTATCGTCAGTTATGTCTTCATATTGACCAAGACTAATGATTTCATTCACAAAATCTAGTTCACTTGTTTTAAGATGAGTGAATACTGTGTACCAATAGTTAAAATCAGTGACCTTACAGTTGGTATCTAACTGCCCCATGATCCTACGTAGACGAGTCATCACCTTACGTCTGGCAGTTCTATGTCTGATCTCTTTAGCTTGCTTCTTCTTTCTCTTGGTGGCCATTACTTATTCTTAGAGATGAAGTCTGCCAAAGCCTTGATGCGAGGCCAATGCTGACGAAGACCATTGGCTTTTTCCAGCATACGTGAAGCATTGATATACCCAACATACTCAGGTCTATCGATCCAGGTTCTAGACTGAATCTTGGCGTAAGTTTCGCCCCATTTCTTATCAAAGACTACTTGAGCGGCATCTCTAACCTGTCTATAAACCTGAGCTCGCTCGATATCCTCTTCGCTGAGACCCACTGCGCAAATCTTTCCCTCTTTAACAACCACAGGAACGAGCTTGCCAGAGCCGTGATTAGCTCCACCACACATGCAGTCACAATGAGGACCAGAAGCATGGGTGCAGCGACCATCGCATGGAGGACGATTCTCAGTCTTCACATACTTATCGCCTTGAACAACGCCCATCAGAGTGACTGGACCATTGCAATCGCACATGTCCACCACACTCTCAACGGTCGTAAAAGCTGTCAGACAGTCATTGCACTTATGATAGTAAAGCATATACTTACTCCTCATTACCACCAGACTTGAATGCTGATGGTTTTAAACCTAATATTCACCTTAATCCTTCGACCAAACCTATCCCAAGACCATAAGTCGTTAGCGAAGACAGCCTTGCGCCTAAAAACCCCTTCGTATATCCCGTAAGACCAACGTGGGAAGTCAGTCCTTATGTACACTCTAGGTAGTCTCATCAAGGCGTAGCAGATGGGCTAGGAAGCGGGGTGGACATGAAGGTTAAGAACTTACCTACCTTCGCATCCACGCACTCAGCGACATCCGCTGGGGCTACCTCTTCTTCACACTCAGCCTTGAAGTACTTCTTAAGGTCATCGAAGTTGAAAGCGATCGTATGGGTGATGTTGCCATCAACCTTGATATCGTCGACCTGCACTTTATAAGGTCCGCAAGAAGCGACCAACACAACCATCAACACTGTGAAACCTAATGTCTTTCTCATGCGTTCTCCTTGTGTGATTATGGGTTCAGGATCTGGGCAGTCTCTGCTCCGAGCTCCATAAGCGATGCAATCGTTCGGCCATATCTCTAGTATGTCGAGTTGTATAGACCTCTATGAAGTCAGGATTCCACTTAGATTCAACCCCATCAGCGCTCTTAATACCTAAATCTCCCAACAGATGAAGCAAGCATAAGGCACTGTGAGCACGTCGCTCAACCCACCTATTCCTATCCTTACGCTTATGGTTTCCGCTCATTCCTCCTCACCTATATCCTCAGGTTGCTCCTCATCCTCGTTGATGACGTCAGCTCCAAGCTCCTCCGCTAGGGGTAGCAAGATAGCTTCATAAGCATCATAGTTGTTTCCATAGCGCTCAAACCCATATACGCCTTTTCGGTCGTTATAAGCCCAGATGTAGCACTCACCATCAGTGATACAGAACTGAGTGGAACTTGAGGAATCAGACTTAGCCACCTCCAACCCACACTTCTTAACGGCACCTAAAATGTCTTTCTTAGAGAATTTCCCATCAAACCTATAGCTACTACTCATATCTTTACTCCCAATTTATGTAGCAGATTAGCTAGCACTCGACAGCAATCCTCATATACCTCTGCACAACCCGAGCAACCACCTGCAAGCTCCCATATATAACGACTATGCTCTACCTTATCCCTTACCCACCAATGGACGTTAGGGGAAGGGTAGAGAGGTCCTTTAGGCCTGCTTAGGTCTATCCTGCTAGGCCTACACTTGAGGCACATTCTGGTCTTGTAACTCACTGATTTCATTAGGACCCTTTGGTCAAACCCCTGGGGCTTGGCGACGCCCTCTGAGAGGCTTCGCTTTTCCCCGTCAGTAATAGTTCTAGGAGGATTGCTAGACTTAGAAGTGTCCTTGCCTTCTGCGTCTCTTCCTCTAGGGGAATTAGGATATGTGCTTCCCTCCCGAAGTAGTTCAGTCTCTCTACTGCCCTTACGGATAGGTTGACCTGACATCTTCGGCGGAAGCATTCGGCTCTGTGCATATGAGGATATGTGGGTTCGGGATCTATGCGTGGGTTGGTCTGGACCTGAGTCGAGCTCCTCGGGGAGCCGGCGTAGCAGTGTCAGTAGGCAGTCGGGTAGGGTGCCAGGTCCCTATCTCCACATTCGGGACCTGGCTTCGAGCTTCTATGGGTCTTGTTAGACTGGTAGTGGATAGCTGAGTTCTTAGTCGGTCTGTTCGAACCTGCGTATGGTCTCGTTCTTGTCCCAGTAATCGCCTACGTAGTAGAGCTTTCCGTCAATAGTGCGGACGTATTCGTAGTCCTCGTTGGGATCATCTGCGTTGGTGAGCGTCACGCAGTTGTCACTGAACTTAGGATGAGCAAGTGTGAGCACAGTCATGAACGCGTCATCGTTCCAGGAGATCTGGTCGTTCTCTTCTTGAGTAAAGCAGTCCTCATGGAAGTAGTTCGCATCGACTAGGCAGATGAACTTATGTCCTCTCATGATTCCTCCTTTAAAGCCAGCTTGATGTCGTTGACCAACTCAGGAATGCCAAGTCGCTCAGGTGAGTAGAAGAAGCACTCGGCGACTGGATCCCAACGACCCACGGACATGTATGCATCTCCGTACGAACTCACTTGGACAGAGATATGGTCGGTGATGTTGATGGCGTCGTCCTCCACCTCTGGTTCTTCGGTTCGGTGGATGGACTTATACTTGATCCCATGCTTGATCAGATGACCAGCGACTTGGTCTACGTTCATGCTCAGTCGGTTGTACATAAGACCTCCTAGTTAAAAAGTTGACACACGTCATTTTAGGCGCACCTGTGTCGCTGTACTCGCCGGATGAGTTTACCTATCCACTCCCAAGGTTTCGGCTAACCGCCGTGGTTGTTGACCATGTTGGTCATGTGTATCTATTGCTTCGGGATTGGGTGTGTCAGAGTAGGGGCAGGTGGCGTAGCAGTGTCAGTTGTGGGGACCAAGGTATTAACCCTGATCCCCACTCAATGACTTGGTCGATTACTCTACGAAGTGGCCGAGACCAGCAGCTTCGAGGACTGCTTTCTGTTCGTCGGTCAACTCGGTCGTCTTGGTCGGCTTGATCGTTGCGAGACGAGCGGAGATGAAGGACTCGATCTCAGCGCGCTTGGCAGGATCTTCTTGAGTGCTGAGAAGGACTCGCATTGCCTTGATCTGTGGATCGGTCGAACCTGCACGACTGCCAGGGTTCTTGGCGACATACTGGACGTTGCCGTTCAGGCGCTTGTCCTTGCGAAGCCAGTTGCTCTGAAGACCAGACACATAACCTTTCAGGTCAGAGTCGCTCAGTGCAGCAACATCGCCCTTGTACTCGATCGATCCGCTTCGGAAACCTTCGAACAAGATCTGGTTCACCGATGCGCGCTCATCCTTGGAAGGCATGTATGCAGCATCTTGAGTTCCGCAGACGTTCGTGACAGCCGAGAAGACCGCTTCTTTTTGGGACATTTTGTTCGACATGATTGCTCCTTTGTTTGTGATCATTAGCGAGGTGTATTTCGCTTATGATCTTGTTTAGGGTCAGGATTTCAAGATCAGTTATTTGTTTCGTTACCGATCTTGTTATCGCTTACAACTAGATATAGAGTCGGGAGGCCTGGCGTAGCAGTGTCAGCTAGGGAACGGGCATAGGGACAGGCAGCTTGCGCCACCTGTCCCGTGCTCTGCCCCTAAGGACAGCTGTTCCCTACTGTAATAGCGGGATGTTGGAGATTGATCCGATGATTCGTCCTGCTTCTACCACAGCGTAGATGGCGAGGAGTATAAGTCCAGCTTCGATCGTGTAGTCAAACCAAGTCCTCATAGACCCTGCTTTCTGCGGAGACCTGCCTCAACCTCTTCGATGGTGAGGATCTTCTCGCGGACCATCTGAGCGATCTCATCGTTGGTGTAGGTGTCGATGAAGTCGATCGCATGCTCTCTCATGTCCATCCACTCAGTATGATCCTCGAACGCCTGCATTAATTTCTTGCTCATGCTACCTTCCTTTCGTTAATATCTCTCATGTCCGCGTCAACCGCGATATCTCTTAGTTGGTGTACGTTCAGGAGTGAGTAGAGAGTTGCCAACCTAGTCATCACATCCATCATGTCCTTGAACGACATGTCCTCTCTCAGCTCAGTCCTAACCTGACCGATCGCTTCCAAGATCAATACCTGATCAGCAATCCTCTTCATACGTTCCTCGCTTTCACCCTCATGTAGATTCGGCGCAGATCGTCCTCGCTGAAGGACTTGGCGATCGCACATGCTCGCCTGTAGGTGATAGGTCTGTTCAGAACACTGGCGATATAGTAGGCATAACCGACTCGTCTTGTCCACATACGTTCTCCTAGTCTCAGGTCTAGCAGGTGCTGTGTCATTTTAGCCACCCGCTGGCCTTGGCTTACAAGGGATCCCTTGAGTCGGGACCAGTACTCGCTGCGCGCCTACCGCGCACATGAGCTTTTCTAATAGGTTCACTCAGGTACCCTGTACCCAACACCGGTATAAATATAAAATGCAAAAGGTTCCATTCTCACATTACATAATCACACCATACGGCATTCACCACCCCGCCAAGGTGGCACTCATATCCCTACTCCGCCGTTTAATAGGTTCACATGGGTACCGGTACCCTCGTATAATTTAAATATAAAATTTATGCGCTACGCTCGTGCCTACACATACTCAACCTCAGATCCTAATTACAAAGGGTCCGATTACGCCATCGCAATGCAAGCAACCCCACAGTGGCTCGCGTTCTGCACCTTGCTTTACAAGCTTGGCATCTGTGTGCTATACTAATGGATACACCTTCTCGCGCCGAGCAATACAACCAGCACCTTGCTAACTACATCTACGACGTAGCCATCTATCATGGTGCCACCGATCGCCTCATCAAACATATCGCGGCCACCGCGGTCTACCTCCCTCACGTCAAGAACCCAATCGCGGGTTCACATAGTCTTCACTATCGCTCACTACTAGTATTGCTACACAAACTCGGCATACGCTGCCACTTCAACTACTATGGCAATTAACATCAAGTTCAACGGAGCTAATATCAAGCTTCCTGGCTATTACGGGGACCCAAAAGCTCATTGGTACACAAACCCAAAACGCAAGCCCTTGCTCCTGCTATTAGCTAAGCTCGGCATCACAAAGGCCAGGCACTACTCTTACGACTATGTATTTGTGTCGGAGGCCGAACTATGAAACTAGGCAAGCACCCTCACCTTCAAGCGGAGAAGCTACTCCATCTCTTGCGGCTTCTCGGCATCAAGAGCACGATCAAGCCCCTCACCAGCGTGGCTATTAGTGTGGCAGGGGTTTGTGGGTACACCTACCCTGGTCGCCTCATGTACAAAGGCCAACCACTAGGCGATGGGCCAATCCGCCGACCTCTCATATTCATGTCACCAACCACCATCCTCGGCTCCCCGCGTCCGCGCAAGTAAAATCTCTCCATGTCTTTCAATTACATCAATAAAACCGTGATCGAGAACTTTGCCGGTTTGTATGGCCTCTCCCGCTTGCCGGGGGAGAGCGATCAACAGCTAGCAACCAGGATACGAGCGTTGCTAGAGTTTGGGCCGAAGGCCACTGAGGCACAGAAACTCTGTTACTTGCTCGCGAAGCTTGGTATTCGCTCGGCCAAGAAGTGTTTGCCTGTTGGGGTCGTATGAACAAGTGGGATCCACATGTATGGCCTTTGCTCCAGCTACTATATAAGCTAGGGATAAAGTCTGCAAGAGATTACAGGTTGCACATGTCGTTTGCCGGAGCAATAATGCCCGTGCCACGCTACTACACGACCGTGAGGAACGTCAGTGACGAATCATAAAGGTTATAGTAAATCTGGCGGAGCCGGTGGAGCCGGCCGCGTAGTATCTGGTGGGACCGTGAAGATATGCCTCGGCGGGAAGCCGTTGGTCTACGCACATAACGCTCACTACACTATTCTGCCCGCGATCGAGGTTCAGAAGCTTTGCAAGCTTCTCGCAGATCTAGGTATTCGCTCTGCCCGCAAGCACGCTTATGTACCGTTGACGCTATCAGTAAAAATGATTGGCGGAGGTGGAGGCGGTGGAGGTTCTGGTCAGATAATTGTAAGTGAACACATAGTGAAATAAATTCCCGACTCAGGCGGGGAGGGGCCTTCTAGCATATGAAAAAGGTTCGCTGCGTAGTAGATTTCAAAGACAAGCGCAAGGAGCGCACAGAGGCTTTTCAAAGGCTCGTGCTTCTTCTCATGTTGCTTAGAGTCTTCGATGCAGTTGAGTTTGTCGATGAAGATACCGGCGCCGTCAGGACAATGGCTCTCGACTGGGACCATGCTTATGAGAAGGCCCGCCAAAGGTATAATAAATAGATGACCATCAGTAGACGCTGCCGCAAGGCTCACGACCCGTGGGGAAACAAGTTTGGTAACAGCTATGGACACATAGTTGGGTATCAGTTCATGGTCTCTAAGGCAACCTTGCGCGATGACAAACTGCATTCCTGCGTAGGCTTACTGGATAAAAGTAAGAGCATCAGCTATCAATACGATCGCTTCGTCAAAGGCCCTCACAGTACAGAGGGCATGAGAAGATGATCATCGCCGCACTCAAGATTAACAAGGCCAAAGGTAGGTTCACCACAACCCACGATCCGTTCGGCGGCGGCACAGGTGAAAATGTCACCAAGCTGGCTGGCTTCGTCGGTGATAGGGTTGGCATGATCAACCGAGCTGGCGGCGAGTGCGACTGCTCATACTGGATCCACACAGATAAGTCTCTCTATGTCTTAAGCAAGCGTAATCCTGATGGGATGCGTAGATGAGCGATACGAAGAGTGATTTGATAGTCGTGCTAGAAGTGAATAAGAGTATGTACCCAGTTTGGTGCCTCTTGATCCTTCTGTGTAAGCTTGATATCGCTAAGGCTAGATTGTTGACAGAGCCACAAGTAACTGAGTATGTTCACAGGATTCACGGTGAACGCATTAGGTACAGGTTGACGCATGGATCTTGACGCAAGTAAGAAGGCTCAACTCATAGTGTTTCTCTACACACTTCTAAACAAACCACAACCCAGCTTTCCTGCTGGATACATAGCCCACATGGTCTACAAGGGAATCCCTGGAACCTACGTCTACATGAACGACAGCTGGCGTAAGATTGGATAGTATAACATATTGATGAAGAAACTCTTCGTCAGTATCCTTGCCCTCATTGCTTCCACCACAGCCAACGCTGGCTCGTTCGGTAAGTATGGCGTAGGTATTCTAAGCAGCGCTGAATACGGAGCCGCTGCGACAAAGATCTTCTCTCTAGGATATGAGGAAGATTGGTTCGGACCTTTCATCCATCAATATGAGCTTGGACTCTTCGCTGACTCAAGCGGACATGACCGTCTTAGTTCTGGCTTTGGTTTCTACTCTGTCGGAGTGGAAGTAAACCCAGGATATCTAGTGGTTCGCTCCCTTTGGGGCGTCGGTCTCATCACATCGCCAGATTCCATGCTCGGTGGCAACTTCCAGTTCACACAAGACTTCCTGATCGGACTTCGGGACAACCGTCGGAACATGATCGGCTTCGTTTACAAGCATATCAGCAGCGCGGGACTCGAACTTCCTAACAAGGGAAGAGACTTCATCACGTTGCAAGTGGAAATTCCATGGTAGACAAGAAGGGAGACGCAAAGATCGCGTTGAAAGATCTTCTCTTCAAGCTTGGTATCAAGAGCGCTGAGGTTCATTTCATGGAGAGAGCGATGTTGAAGATGCTTCGCAACTATGGACAGCCAGACATCTTGATGATGCCAGGTTCAGTATTAAGTACTTACTTAGAAGCGATTGGACATAAGAAAGATGATTAAGCGAATTGCTTTAATGGTATTGCCGGTAATAGTTCTTGCTGGATTGTTCTACGTTGGAGCCAACCATGCTCCATACCAAGAACCTACTGCTCCACCCGATAGAGATCCAAAGATGTGGAAGCGTGGACGAATCATGTACCAGTCTCAATGCACATCTTGCCATAACTCTAATCCTGATCTGCCTGGTTCAATCGGACCTAAGCTTCGTGGAGTTACACAGGAGTTGCTAGTTGAGCGTTTGACCAACGGTAAAGGTGCTATGCCGCCAAGAAAGAATCTAGTTAGGTTCGCAAAAGACTTTAGGGAGTACTTGAAATGAAGAAGCTAGCAGTATTGTTCTTGTTGTTAAGCGGTTGTAGTTCTGTGCCATACTCGATTGAGATGGTGAACATTCACGACACGTTAGAAATTCAGCGAGGAGAGTTGAAGGGTTGCACAATCAACTTGGAAACTATCACCACCAAGGCAATGAACCAACACGGCAGTATGTCTGATTGGGTAGGCGTATGTGGACAGACTGAATGTCCGAACGATACACGCTTTACTTACGAGAAGGGCGCTTGTCTTGATTTTGAAGCTGTTCGCTTAGACCGGAAATCTTCTGAGCGCCTAATTGAGCGTTCAGGCCCTCGTAACCGAGATTAAAGTGTCCATATAGTTGCTGTTCGATATCCTGCATCATCTTCTTTTGCTGATACATGATCGAGTACAGAGAATTGAGTCTTAGGGCCTTATCGCAGTTCTTGATACCAAGTTTCTTCAAGATGTTAAGGAGTGCCCCTGAGGCTCGTACTTTTTCTTCCGAATAGCTGTTCCAATAAGTCTTCAACATCTGTCTTCCCTTTGCTTGGATCATATCCAATCTTCTCAATCCCATAGATGTTCATGGTCATATCGACGATATCATAATCGCCAATTGTTTCAACCGGTGGCGTGCAACCAACCGTTGAAAGTTCAATCGTACCTATAACTCGCAATCTCCTGAGGAGATTAACTAGTTTATAGGTCGCGATTACCTGATCCATTGAAAGTCGGGTATAGAAGGGTTCTACCATGCCTTGCTCGCGATGTGTTGAGTTAAAGTGTCCATAGACGCTACCCAAGCGTGTGGGGCGTGCTTATTAGCCGATTTAATACCTAAGTCTCTAAGTAGATACAAGAGTTTAAAGAGCGACTCTTGTCTCTTAAATTGCTTAATGTATTCTAGATGCGTCTTGGAGCTCACTCACTCTTTATACACAGGGCGAGAGTTAGGGTGCTCATAAAGTAGGCGGGCAATTAAGGCTTTCAGCTCCATCTTGTAAAAGAGAGCAATAAGTTCCTTGTGGTCGCGCTTCACATCAATCTTGTCGATTTGACGTTCCATATGACTTCCCCTTTGTTGGGCGTGCTACTTAAATGTAGCTAAGTCTATTTTAGCAGGAACTAGGCTGATTGGGCAGGTGGGATCTTATGAAGAAGTCTAAGTAGTAGTAAATAAAGGGCATACTTCGCTAGCTCTTGCTGCGACTTGTCTATCACCTGAGTAGTTACTTTTTGTCCCACTTGTAGTCCTTCTTGATATCTTCTACCTCGATCTCATCGTCGATCAGGTAATGATGTGTCAAGACGTCTTGCGCCATCTTCAATCTCTGAGGTTGACTAGGAGGCACAGGATTAAGAAATTCGGGCAAGCATATAGCTCTGAAAGGGCATTTTGCGCAGCGCTTTGAATCTAGGCATTGTCCGTCGGTTTGAACGATCTCTTCAAGTACGTCCTTGTCAGTTTGACTTAAAGCCATCACTCTTCCCCTATTAGCCGATCTATCGTTAAGTCAGCCAGCTTCTCTTGAGCGGCTTTCTTATAACGAGCGTCGGCTTCAACTTCAGATAGGCCATCAATGGCCAGTGCTTCAACACAACTCATGAATCCACCGTTACGATCTCTGGCAAGCTTTCCAAGAGGACATATAGCGCAATTCCTGGGTTTTGCCCAGGTGCAGCTACCTTCTTCTTGTATAATTCTTTCAAGTATCGTTATTCCATCCATTGAATCGGGAATCCTTATTAGGTATTATACGGCCCATCAGATTAGGGCCGACCGCGGTACAATAGGGTGTAGGAGTTAACTCATGTCCATGGATAAGCCAAATCAGGTGTACCCAGCACCGGCTCAGTCGATCACTTCGACAAACTCGCCGATGCCACTATACCTGCCTGATCCCAGCATCAAAGGCGTAAGCTTTGATCAGCTGCTGAATCAACGAGGCATTCGCTTCGTACATTCCAAGGCCATCCCTTGCCCAAATATTCTCACCGTCGACAACAACGCTCACAATCCAGACTGCGAATTCTGCGATGACTCTGGTATTCTCTATTATGGAGATACTGAGATGTGGGGAGTCTTCTCTGGTAACTCCATCGAGAAGACGTTTGAAGCACACGGCGTTTGGGAAGTTGGTACCGCAGTAGTAACGTTTCCCACTGAAGACGCTGCCGGCAACCAGATCGATTTCAACACTTACGACAAGCTAGTTATTCCTGATTTCACAGTTCGCATGTGGGAGATGAAGGAGTACGAGCCAAGGACAGGTGGAGCTCAAGAGCTTCGCTATCCTATTCAAAAGGTCGAGTATGCTAGTTCCATCAGGAACGGCGTGCAGAAATTCTACGTACAAGGCACCGATTTTAACATCGACGCTGATGGGCAGATCGTCTGGATTCCAGGACAGGAACCATACTATGACGCTCATTCAGAACACGGTGAAGTTATCATCTGGTCCTTCTACGCACACCCAGTCTATGTTGTAGTTCAATCCTTACGCGAACTTAGGATAACTCAAGAGCTGGTTAACGGGCAAAAGGTTTCACGCCGCTTGCCACAGCAAGTTCTCGTTCGTCGCGACTTTATGGTCGGGGCCGGCGAAAAGCTTGCGACTCCATAAGGTTAACCATGAACCTAAGTTATAATGAGTATTGTATAGTAATGGTTGGGAGTCACTTTTAACGTATGCCACAAGCTGTATCCAGAAAACAGTACAGAATGATGATGGCGATCGTCCACGGTCAAGCCAAGGACGGTCCGCGTGGTCGTCCCCCTAAGTCCGTGGCAGCCAAGTATACCGATCCAGGTAAAGATGCGCCGGATTCCAAGCACAATGATCGTGGCGGAACCTGGGGCGAAGCTCATCATGCTAAAGCTAAAGAAAAAGTTAAAGAAGCTCGTAAAGAGCGTAAGAAGTCTAAGAAGGACTTGAAGAAGTCGTTTGAAGAATTCTATAAAGGCAGGGGCAAAGCCGCTGCAACCCTAGTGATGGATCAGTGGAACCGCGTTCTGCTCGGTCAGCATTCGGGTGGACTCGCATTTCCCGGTGGACATCTTGAGCCTAATGAGTCGTTTGAAGACGGCGCATTACGCGAGCTCAAGGAAGAAGCTGGAGTAGTAGGCCGCATCTCTACGGAGATCTATCGCGGCGTCCAGAACGGTAACGAAGTTGCCGTGTACCTAGCAGAAGTAGCAACAGGTAAACCTAAAGCCTCTGAGGAGTTAAAGAACCTCAGGTGGTACGAGATCAACGATATCCCTTGGGATAAGTTGCGTGACTGTTGCGTTCAACCAATGAAAGAGTTCATCGGCGCCCGTTTCGGGAAGTCGTTGCAGGGCATGGTAGCTCTAGAAACCCTGGAAAAGAACATTATCCGTCAACGCGCGGATGCCGTGATGGAAGTAACCCATGGTGATGCTCTCAAGCTCATCGGTAACGGGATGTTCCGCAGAATTCGCGATGCTGTTAAAGACATGCAGGACGAAGACTTTAAAGACTTTACGATCGACACGCATACAGTAAGTATTCGTCGTCACATGTCAGATGTCTACTCTGGTCGCGTAAACGACGGCCACAAGACAGTATATCAATTCACCAACAAATCACTTCCTGAACTCACTGCTGCACTTATGTCTGTCTTCGAATGGTACCTACCAGAAGACGAGAAAGAGCTTGAGCTTCTAGACGAAGGCATGCTATCAGATGACGCAATCTCTGGCGGCATCGACGAACTTTTAAACAATTACAAGCGCCACAACATCGGTAACATCTACACAGAGATGGAGACGATCCGTGAGCAGATGCGTAATGGCATGGCTGTAGATCTTCAGCAGGTTGAAGGTCGTATCATGACCCTCTTCGACAAGCTCGAAGAAAGCGTGCACGATTTCTCAGATAAGCATAACGAGCTTGCACAAGCCGTTGGCAAAGACATGGACGATCTAGAATTGAAGCTCCGTGAGCTTCAGAGCAAGATTGATACCATGGATAAGAAACCAAGCACAGTAGAGGCATTCTCATCGAATCCTGCCAACAAGGACCAAGTCCATGACGCGTACTACTCTTACCTCACCAAGCCAAGAATTGAAATTTCACCTAACGGGAAGATAACCATCTCGTTTGGCCAAGATTGGCAGAGTTTGGAAAAAGAGAACTTCTTAAAAGACATGCGCGCCAGGGTTATCACCAAGGCGGGCAAGTCTGATGGCTAACATCTTCTTCGAGCTCGACCGCCTCAAGTACATTCTTGAGAACAAGGGCATCGACCCCAACACAGTACAAGCTATCCTCCAAAAAGCCAGTGCCGACATCGGTAGAGCTATGGAAGACCAGACCAATGCGGCTATGCAGCTAGCTATCGAGACTGGTGTAGAGAAGCGTTCTGCAGAGTTCATCAACGAGCTCAGGATCAACGCTATTTCACAGCAGCTTACTACTGACTCTGGTAATACAGATTTCTCAGAGCCTCCATTCCCAATGCTTCCACGCTTACTCCAAGGTGCTAAGCCTATCAAAGACGGAAGCGGTGTCTATAAGATTATTCCAGTAGGCGAGCCTTCCAAGAATCGTCCTAAGGTTTCAACCAATATCTATGATGCTTGGAAACAGACACAAGCAGAGCGAGTTGAAGCTTCAAGAGCCCAGAAAGAAAGAATAACCCCTAAGAGTTCTAAGGGCCAGTTCAGAACAGCCACAAGTAAGCAAAATGCTAACACTCAGTGGGTTCAACCAGCTAAAGACAAAGACTTCACAGAGACAGTTCAGAGTATAAATAAGGAGCTAACTAGTTCGTTAGAAGATGTCATTCGTGGCATTATCAGGGACTACGAGGAGAACTTCTAATGTTTGTAATGCCTGAAATCGTCGTAAGGAAACTTATTGACTCTGGTATCAAGAAACTAAGGGCTAATAAACCAGCCTTCGATAACCTTTTCTGCACGTTCGTCCAAGATGAGCTAGCAGCAGACTATGGTCCTGAATACCGTGAGAAGATCTGGCAATGGTTTAGCACCACCAAGATCCCAGTGATCCAGGCTTGGTCATTTAATGCCCAAAAGATTCCTTGCATCTCTATACATCTAGCAAATGAGACAGAGGACGAATCCAAGGCTTCCATGAACGATATCATGGGTGACTTCACCGGTGACGCTGAAACTAAGGTGGGCGTATTCACTGTTATGGTAGATATCGGTATCCATGCCAACAAAGGTGGGGACCATGTATTATGGCTCTACTACATCGTTAGCTATGTCCTATTCAAGAACAAGCTGATGGCAGAGCGTCTAGGACTTAAGTTACAGACTTATTCGGCTTCAGATTACTCTAAAGATGCTATGCATATGGCTGAGAATACCTGGACCCGCTGGATCAGGTTCCGCTGCACCACAGAGAACTTCTGGCAAGATGACCCAGGTATCGAGGTCGAAGACATTAACTTAGATCCAGCTATTGGCCTAGAGCCAGCCTCCTCAGTGGATGCCAGCTTAGATGTCAATATTGCAGATGTAGATACTACGGCTAACGAGGGCCTCAAAGCGGGGCGCATCGGGGACGAAGACGGGGATGACGATCTCAACATTTAACCGCCTGAGTCGGTTAGAATTAGTAAGGAGCTCTTATGAGTAAGAATAAACGTTGGAAAGACAGCCCAAAGAAAGCAGAACAGGCTAAACCTGTTGCTGAGGCTCGTGTTGAGCAAATGGTGGCTGTCGATGAAAAACCAAAAGTAGATTTTGACGGATGGTTCGCCATGCGCGGACCAAAGATTCCAAAGCATCATCACAAAGAGATTCTCAGGGCAGATTTCTCGGCCAGAGGTCTTGGCCAGAGCGAAAGTCTTGAAGATTTTGATAGTGCTTTAAACCAATATGGAGTTAAGCTTAGCTAATACCTAGCTTAGCCTCTATGTTATAATAAGTTTTGTATACGAAACATGACTCAGGAGACATGAACCATGGCAATCAATGTAAGCTTTAATGGGGCAACCATTTACAAACCAGGCGCTTACTCTAAGGTTTCGATCGACCTCGGCGGTGGTTTTCCACTTAGCCCAACTGGTATCATCGCAATCTTCGGAGAGTCTGACGCTGGTGCACCCGGTGCAAGCGAAGTAAACATCGCTAACAACGTGTTTAGCCCAGAACAAATTCCTCAGATCAAACAGAAATACCGTGCCGGCGCTCTCGTCGACGCGTGTAACTTCTTGTTTGCTCCAGGCTCTGACGGCGCCATTCCCGGCGGCGCACAGGCCGTTTATATTTATAAGACGAACGCTTCAGTTCGTGCATTGCTCGCCCTTGCTAATACTTGGGGTTCTGTGCGCGCTCTTGAATGGGGTCAAGGTGGTAACAAGCTAACGTATAAAAACGTTCTTGTTCCAGCTACTTCAGCTACTCGTGGATCTTCGGCTCCATTTGACGTAAGCGCAGACGTTGCAACCCAAACTCTTGTTCTCCGTGTAAACGGTGGACCGAGCGATACTTTCACAGCTCCAGCTGCAACGACTACTCGTGCATTGCTTCAGACTGCTTTGAATACCGGCGCAAACTGGTCTTCAGCTTCTGTTCCTGCAGGAATGAGCTTCGTTGTTAACGGTGCTTCTGATACCGCAGCAGTTGTTACTCTTGCTCGTCTTGCAACCTCTAATCCTCATCGTGAAGGCTCAGGCCGTAACTTTGAGATTGTTAGCGGATCTCTTGCAACGACTGCAGGTCTTACTGTAGGCCTTGTATCTTCTGCTTCAGAAGATATGGCTGTTATTACCCTTTCGAACAAGCGCGATCTCGTAGATGAGTCGCTAACTGTCGGTGGAAACATCGTTGTTCGTATCGGACGTAACGGCGGTACTGCTCCAAATGTGACGATTAACGCAACTCAAATGATTCTTACGGACAATGCTTCGCCAGAATACACCTTGACTCTTGCTGATTTTGCAACTTTGAGCGAGCTCGCTGCTTATATCAATAGTTCAACTGGCGGTAACTGGACCATGAGCCTTGGCTCAACCCTTTACGGTCAACTAGCTCCTTCTGTCCTTGATCGCGTAAGCGCTCTCGGCGCTCTTGGATCTTCAACTGTTCTTCCTGCTCAAATCAAGAAGGACGCAAAGGAAGTTCGTGACTTCTTCGCTCAAGCTTCTGCTGCTGAGTTACTTGCTGGCGCTAGCGCGTACGTAGGTCTTCCAGATGCAGCTACTGAAACGTTCTTGGCTGGCGGCGCTAAAGGCGCAACCTCTACCTCGGACATCACTTCAGCATTGAGCAAGTTCGAGAAGTTCCGCGTTAACAGCGTGGTTCCTCTTATGAGCCGCGATGCTTCTGACGATGCTGCTGACGGCTTGACCGATCCAGCTTCTAACTACACGATCGATGGTATTCATCAGGCAGTGAAGACTCACTTGTCTTTGATGGCAACCACGAAGCGTAAGTCTGAGCGTCAGGGTTACCTTTCTTACAAAGCTTCGTACGACGACAGCAAGCAAAAGGCTCAAGACCTTGCGTCTGCTCGCGTACAGCTCTCTATCCAGGACATCCGTCAAACCGATAGCGACGGCGCTATCAAGTGGTTCCAGCCTTGGGCTGGTTCTTGCTTGCTTGCCGGTGCTCGCGGCGGCAGCCCAATCGGCTTGCCAATGACTGGTAAGTACCTCAACGCGGCCGGCATTCGCCAGACTGGACAGCCAATGTCCACTGCTGAAGCTGACATCGTTGTGGACTTCGATCCTGATCTACAGTACGATGACGCCATCCAGAACGGAATCACGTTCTTGGAAGCTCCTCAGTCTGGTGGCTTCCGTGTGGTTGTGGATAACACCACCTACGGTCGCGATGCAAACTGGGTCTATAACCGCGGTAACGTCTTGTACGCTGCCGACGTTCTTGCCTACGACTTCCGTTCTCAGCTTGAGAACATCTATGTCGGCGTTAAGAACACGGTTTCTGCTACCGAAGTTAAGTCAACCTGCGAAAGCATCTTGGCTACCTACCTCGCTCAAGGCATCACGGTTTCGACCTCTGATGCTAAGAACGGCTTCAAGCAGCTCGTTGTTCAGATCAACGGCAACACCATCAACGTTAGCGTTGTAGTGAAGCTTGTTGAAGGTATTGACTTCATCCTCGCTGACATCACCCTTCAGCGCGCACAGTCAACCGCTTAAGTTCTAAAACCTGAGTCATAAGATAGGGCCTGGCATCGCAAGATGCTGGGCCTTTTCTTTTTAACTCAGAACCTGGTATTCTATAAGCAACCTACAATAGTGTAGGCCAAATAGCACGGTAAGGGGAACCGCAACCCCAAGGAAAGTAATATGGCAGCAAAGAAACCTAGTTTTATCACAGGTGCAAACGCGAAGATTAAGGTGGGCGGTAAGACGTTCGCTTACGCTTCTGACGTTTCGTACCAAGTCGCAGTTGATACTGTACCTATCGAAACCATGGGTCGTTACGAAGCAGT